TCAGGTGTTTCTTTTGAGTACGAATGCCTCCTGGAGCACTTTTTTGCCATCGGCTTTGTCGGGATCGAGATTTATGATCTCCGCTGCTGTTTTCATGCCTTCACCCCAGTTTTTCTCATCGAAATCAGACAGGAAGGTGAATAATTTCTTCTCCTGTTCCGATTTAAACTCAGGTTCTTTGACTTTTTTACGCTCCGTTTCCAGTTCCTCAGCAAGTTTATCTGTTGCTTCGAGTGCCTCAATGATCTCTTTCGAGCTTTTTATCTCGAATTTGGAGAACTTCTTTTGGATGAATGACTCCAATTGATCTTCGGTTGGCTCGGCAGGAGTTGGCGCTGGCTCATCATCTTTTTTTGGCTCAGGTTCGTCTCCGTCCGGTTCGTCAGCATCCTTTTTAGGTTCTGGATCGGGCTTAGGTTCCGGTTCATCATTGTCCGGTTCATCAGGATCGGGAGTGTCATTTTTTGGTTCTGGATCGGGTTGATCTTTGGTGGGGTCTTCAATCCATTTCTCTGTGGTAATGTCAAAGACTTGACCTTCGTGTTCGGTTGCCATTGTTTTTGTCGGTTAAATGTGCAACGAAGGTACATTGAAAAATATTTACTTCGAAATAGCAAATATCTTTGCAATTAATTTTATACATTTGTCTTCTCATCCAGACGGGGTGTGACGCACAATTTAGTTAGATACTCCCAGAGTCGGACATACCTCTGGGAGTTAAACTGAAATCCAAAAATCTATGATAACAAGAAAGCAATTTTTAACAAGTATTGGAGCCATCATTGCCGCTCCGTTTGTGGCTGCGAAGGTTTTGGCTGAACGGAGAGAAAAAATATTGAAGGAACGAAATGAAGTTGCTATCAAGCCTGAGTTCATCAGAAAATATCCACTGACTGAGAAGGAGTGTTTTAGGGTAAATGAGAATTCTGTGCAATATATGATTAATAAGTGGAAACTTAACTCAAGGCTTATTAAGCCGACTTCTTCATGTTGAATGAATTATCTCGATCTAAAAGACTTAGTTTAGAAGGTAAGTGTCCTCAGTGTGGGGAGTGGTCATATCCTTATTATCTATGCAATGAACATAGGATGCTAGCTAACATTAGGCGAGTTGTGCGGAAGTTTGAAAAAAATGGTTGGGTTGATGTTCAGCGTGACCCTAAAGACAAGCGTGTTAAATTATTCAAATGGAATAACTCGGCACCAGAACAATTGAGCAGAAACTATTCCCCGGAGGCTGTGGCTAAGATGGCGCTGCCTCGCTTAAAAGGTAAACCTATAACTGAAGATGTTATTGGTGATGCTATCCTGGAAATTCTCAATGAGAATCAAGTACCAATGACTGATAAGGAAATTGAGAAAAGTTTTAAGTCACTAAAGACAAACAACAAAATAATTCCAATCACTGATGATCTAATCAAAGAATATAAATTAATTAAATTAAAGCAGAGTACTCTTTCTAAGAGTCAAAGAGATGCTGTACATGTGCGCGTTAAATTCCTGATCGGTCGCGGTGTTATATCAAATCAACAATTAGCTTAAGCTGACTTCTTCACGGGCTCCTTCTTACTCATCTCAGCGGTCTTAATTGCCGTCTCAGCCTGCTGCCGGGTCTTAATAACATCTGATGTGAACTTCTTATCAGATTTGTAGTCCTCGCTTCTACTTCTCATTGCTTCCTTCAGTATCGTATCAATTCCTTGTTGCTTGCCTAACTGCAACTTAACAGCATCAGAAGTTCTGGTGATCTCTCCATCGAGTTCTGCCTTCTTAATAAGTAACGCCTCATCAATCTTTGCCTGCAATGCCATGAGTTCCATCTTATCCTGCTTCTCTTTGTCGAGTCGCATCATATCTGCCTGTGCCTGACCTTCGGTGCTCTGCTTGGCAATATCCATCTGGAATTGTTTCTCGCGCTCGTTCATTGCGGTCATCTTAGCCTCGTTGATACGCTCACGGTTGGCAAGTATCTGCCTGGCCATCTTCATATTCTTGATAGTGCGGATAAATGCGCTGTCGCTGCTATTAATTTTATTAGCCTTAACGGCCTCCATCAACTCGAAATAAAACGCTGCCCACTCCTGCTCACTAGGTTGTCTGTCCATCACCAGTCCATACTCACAATATGCAATATCATCAGGCACCTCAAAGAACTCTGTAGTATATTCTCCGAGCGCGGGGATCATGCCCTGAATAGTGACTTTGTTCTTCTTCGCCTGCTGCAGCAACAATAAAAGTATATGGCTTGCCTGCTCGTAGGCGTTCATGTCAGCATTAACCAGGTACTCAATTCCTTCTGCTCCGGCCTCAACATTTGCACGCATTACTTCCGATGTCATCCGGTCTGGCATGTTCTGACCCTCTACTACAGTAGATGCTGTTAAGTCATCAAGGAATAATATGTACGTCTTCATGATGTTGAAGTAATCCGTCATCGTCAATCCTCCACTTACCTCCTGAATAGCTTTGCCTAATGCTTGCCCATATTGGCTTAACGTCTGGCGCTTTACCAATATGTTCGACTGCAGGAATAACTTCATCACATCATACGGATCCCACTTCGTTCCTCCCTGACCTAAAGCCACGTTCTCCATGGCATTGAAGTCGAGTTCCAATATCCCCATCCTTCCTTTAGCCGCAATGTCTTTGATTTTATTATGACACACGTTGATCATATACAACGGCTCGGTCATTTGTGCTGCCATACTCACAACTCTACCTTCCTTCATACCCGGGGCAAATGTTATAATGGGTAAGCGTTGATTTACCAAATTAAGTCTTGGCATCTCAAGTCTCCTGTAATCATAGATGATGTCGCTATCGATAACCCAGGTGCCCCCATAAACTGAGGTGTATGTATTGCGTATCACACGGCCACCGTATTTTGCTGATCTGCGTGCTGGAATATTATACTCGTAGTCGCGCTCCTCGATCATGTCGTTATCGTAGTTGTTCTTCCACACCTCGAATGCACGCTGGTCGTTACTCAAAAAATAAAATCTTGCTACGGGAATATATTTCAGTCCATCGAACTTAGCGGGATCACGATTGATATTTCCTCCACCATAATTAACTGCGCTGTTCTCTAAACTGTAGCTGTTAATTACTCTGTCTATTTCTTCGCGAGATAATTTCCCTTCCGACTCTTTACGAAATTGTTGTGGCGTTATAAAGTCTATGAAGCCCTGATACTCGGCTTTGCTAAAATCCTCTCCCTCCACATAACTACCAAACCAATACTTAGGATTAATGCGCTCTATGCGCGGAACATTGTTCTCATCCAAATAGCAATGCATGTGTCCACGTCCGATAACTACTGTATCCCAGTTGAACAGTCGCTTCTGCTCTGAGGTATTATTAATCGCATGCAATAACTTTAAACTCTTCTCTGCATCAATGATCTTCCTGAGCTTCTCATTGACCGTGATGTTGAACATCAGTTCTTCCGGGTACTCCGGCAATAACTTTACATCAAATGGGAAAAATTGTTGCGCATCGATGTTCATACTTCTGAACCATTCGCGCATCTCATAAAATGTTTTTATCGCTGCATTATACTCCTTCGCCTCGTTCACTGAGATTGGATCAACTGCCGTCAGTGCGATGTCATATTTGTAGCGTTGGATTTTTGCTACGGCTCGGTTGATATATTTTGGTGCGAGGTTAAGTACTTGAATATCTATCCAGGCGAGTGATCCGTTCTGATCGTTCTTTGCATTAGGGTCCTGTCCAAATCCAAAGTGCTTATAAAGTTTGTCTACGCTTTGTCTTCCCTGAGCTAACTCTACGAGTGCATCGTAGTCAAGGTCATCATAAAACAACCGGCACCCATATCTGTTGGTGGCATGGTAAGCGGCCTGAATGTATTGCAACCCGTACTGGTCTGATTCTTTTGTTGCTGGTGAAGCAAATTCATCAGGAAAATTGTATCCTCCGTCCATGGGAATCAAAGTTAGGAACTTCGTACTATATTACCGAATCGATCATACCTCGGCATAAAAGTACCAATATCCTTTCTCTCCTGTGTATTTATTTTAGGCTTCATCTTGCACGCCAGCTCCGTGAATCCCATGCCCACCGTATAGTCATGCTCCTTTGTGTTCGATGGCTTGAATCGTAAACAGTCCTCATACGCCTCCCGGAATGGAAATGTGTGGCCAAAATACTCTATCCAGTGCGACAACTCGGATGTGTACTCCTGGATTATTGGTTGCGATGCTGGTGTTCCATCTGTTGGCGTGCGCTCTAATTTTGCGTGCTCGGGCTTGTATTTGTTTAGAATAAAGTCTCCATAGCCTCTCGCGTGGAAGTAGTTAATGATGGCATACTTCTGATTCTCCACATGCAGCGGCACCCCAAAGTACACGCATATCATAATGGCATACTCAAAGAATTTATTCGGATCACTCGGCCTTTTGTCGAACATCAGAATATACCGGTTTGTCTGGTACGGGAATTTCTCTTCGGCCCGTTTCTCCAGCAACTCCTGATCGTAAGTCCCATCGATGGCACTGTCGTACTTTGACTTCACGAAAATAGTCGGCTTCGATGACCTGCCCGGCTGGGTTACTACTCCATGCTCGATCGGGTCACTGCCCATGGCGAAGTTTTTGTTCTTCGGCCTCCATGTTCTGGTATTCCGCTCGTGATCAAAAGGTCCCTCCTCAATGTTGTTTGGAATGATGTCTCTGAATCCAACTCCCTTTGCTATCTGGCACATGCCTACTCCCGGAGCATGGCGCCACATTACTTTCGTGTCGCGCTTATTTCCCTCCCAATAAAAGTCTATCGTCTCTGTTATTGACACCGGTGCCGTGTCAATGTCCATTATCCTGTCCTGGATAACCGCAGAGTTAAACTCGCATGAGTCTGGGTTTATGTAGAAAATCTCTTTTACTGAGACGGGGTATTTGCGTATCCATCCCGCCAGCTTGCTCGGCTTCTTCTGGTAGGATTTCCGGGTGGTCATCAATGATGCCATGGCTTCTTTGCGCATTGGATGTCCCCACTCATCCACATACTTAAACATCGCACAATCGCCTGGCAAGAATGCTGCGTATAGTCCAGATGTAGTGCGTCCGTCTTCTTCGCGGTGATTGTAGTCACTGTCGTAGTATAAATTTTTATAAGCAAGACCTCCACGGTCAGTTACTTTTAAATTCTCCACAGTCGTTCCCATCAAACACTTTCCGATGATATCCTCACCACCCTGGAGGAAGCATGGCTTCACAATATCCCACAAGCCTTCACCGTCTTCATCGTACAAAGAGCCCTTTACTTTTTTTCCGGGTTCTTCAACAAGGAAGGAATGCAGTATCTCGCCATCATACTCTCCTTCTCCTGATGGCCGAAAATCTATAATCGACTCCAGCACCTCCATCTCCTCGCTTTGCATTTGCGATCGTGCCTGACTTCTCCGTGGAGGAATGTCAAACTCTATCTTGCTTGCCTGCTTGCTGTCGAGATTATATTTTGGCTGATGGTAGTACGGTAATTTGTAAAATGGTTTAAGTACCATCTTCCTGTAAAACGATGCGATTTTTTTATCTGTCTCACCTTGCATTCCGGCAGTATGGTTGAATGCTGTGGTGGTTCTATACACAATCCATGCTCCCATGATGCTAGACTTACCATAACGTCTGATGGTATTGAGTGCTCCTCCGTAACTATTCGGATCTTCCTCCCAGAATTTAATCCAATACGTTATCTCTTTATCTGTCTCGCGGTACGATGGCCGGCCGAAGTACGGATGCCATGCTGTGAGCATCCAGTAATAAAATCCTGTGATGTGCGTGGCTACTCCTTTATTCCAAAACCAGAAGCCGTTTATACATCGTTCGGACTCCTGATCTTCCCATGCCTCGATCTCAGATTGGTGTGGGTGCTGCCAGTTTGGTTGTGTTAGATTTCCGTTGCGATCTGCCTCCGATCTTTTGGAAACCATCTCCTTCATCCATTGCTTTAGGTCCGCTGATGGTTCTGGCCGGATGAACTTGTTCTCTTTTTTGAAATGAATTTGATCCTCTGGTGGCAGTGGAGGTAAGTACACTTCGGGTATCCCGTTGCCGGTAATTCCTGTAATGAGGTATTTGAACTGATAGGGGTTGTCAGTTTTTTGGAACACTATGCTTGTCGGTTAGTACTTAGCAAAGATAGTGATTAGCTTGGTTCTAGTGCCGGATTAGCTGTTTTGCTTGTCCTTAGTTTGTGAGCGGGTTATTTTATAGGGTTCTGATAAAAATAAACTCACTCTTTTTTTTAGGTCAGATAATGATTCCATATCCTTTGTTTTTTCGATGTGCATCAAAGTATTTTCAACAACATTTACAAACTTTTCAAACTCCATAACTCTTAAAACTAGTTCACCAATTAAAAGGTCGTAATCTTCATTTGGTCTGGCTGGGATTTGCCTTGTTGGCACTTCTTGCTTTTTAAACATAACATCAGTCTGCACGTCAATTTTAGCAATTAACTCTATTGTTGACAGTGTACATTTTCTAAAACCTGTAATTGCATTCATATTTATATATCGGTTGATTTTTCTGTTTCCATATTTTTCAGGGGTGCTTGTTGGGTTGCTGGTTATTAGTTTGTAGCCGATTAAAACGTTTAAGGTGCATATAGCCAATTATTATGTGCAATATTGCTCCTCTGAACAAGGGCTTCCGGCAGGAGCCACGCACATTCCACGCTCACGCCCTTGCCCCAACGCTCCCGCAATACAGCACATAACACCGTGTATAACCAATGCTCTGTAGTTTTTCATAGTGAAGTGAGTGCGTTAATTTTTGTATTGCCGCCAACGCGCATGAGTATAGTTTCAAAATGAGAGTATTCCTTTTCGATTAAGATTGAATTACGTTTTAGGTTCTTAGCAGCCAGACCAGTTGTTCCAGAACCAGCAGTGTTATCAAGTATAGTATCTCCTTCATTTGAATAAGTCGCTATAAAGTATTCACACAAAGCAAGTGGCTTTTGTGTTGGGTGTAAATTCTCAGTCTGTTTATCGCTTTTGAACTTCAGCACACTTCTGGGGTATCTATCAGTTGAGTCGTAGAATGTGTCTGTGGTGTTTGCGTTATAAACTTCTGAATTTAGTGTCTGCCTTTTATAAGCCGTCTTTCTAACATGTCCACTTGTTTTAATGAAGTTGTATGTTGGTAATTCTTTATAAAAAACAAGTATATTCTCATGGGCTTTCAAAGGCATCTTCTTTGCGTTGAAGTGTCCTGTAGCAGAAGTTTTCTCCCATATCCATTCATACTTCAACATTGGAAGATTACTTACACCCAACACTTTATCGAAAGGGCTTTGTGCAAAAAGTAAGATAGCTCCATTTGGTTTTACTATTCGTTTGTATTGCAGCCACAGCTTTTGCAAGTCAATAACACTATCCCACGAACAGCGAGTTGTTCCGTAGGGTAAATCACAAAGAACCATATCAACACTTCCTGTTTCAATCTCTGACATTACCTCAAGGCAGTCACCGAGAAAGATTTGACTGAAAATATCCCGCCCTTCGGCAATACAAAAATTAAGCTCAGTTCTGTTTTTCATAGTTAAATTCGTAGTCCTTATCGCACTGGTCATACACTTGTTACATTATGTGCAATGTTCCTCCTTAATAAAGCAAGGAGCCGGAGGCTTATTCCTTGCTTTGCCACCCGCCCGTCACACTGCACATAACACCGTGTATGCGCTATTGAAAAAAGCGTTGAAGTTCAGTGTTTCAAATAAAAGTGCAGTGAGACAAAAAGCCCCACCGCACAATATTATATGTTTAGTGCAGCAAGTTAACCTTCAAAATTTGCAACGTGAAAAATTACCCTTGTCATCCCTCACTACCCATTGCAATAAATCACACTTTAACCATTTTCCATCTGACAGAACGGAGCAATAATCAGGGCTTGGATCATCATCAAATTTTACATTTTCACCAGCAAAAGATTTTATTTCTTCTTCACTCTCAATATCACCCATCCATTGGACAGCGGATATGTGTTTAACTCTGCTTTCTGGTTTATTATAAATTTCATTCATAAATTATTTCGTTTGGGTTAACGCCATCCCGCGCTTTTGTTAGTGTTTCAATTTAAGAGTGTGTTCGCTTTTTCGACATCGCATACACCAGATACATTATCGTGAATGCCTCCCGCTCACAATCAGGCCACGCCACAAACCCCGCAAGACCCTCGCTGCTCATTCCCTCCCGCTTGTGGCCTGTCGCCAACGCTTCAGGTCGGACACTCACGATAATACTATGTATGAGTAATAAAATTTGCGTCATAGCTCAGCTTTTCATAGTGAAGTGTGGTGAAGGCAAAAAGAAAATTAAAGCCCCCACCGCACGACAAATACAAAAGTTAGTCAGCCGGACTAAAATCAACGTAGTAGTTTTTACCCGGCACTAAAAAGTCTTTTGCAGCGGGATTGTCTACTGTGATTTTAATTGAACCGCTTGGAGTTGCTTTTGCAAATTGGTTGTCTTCAGGTGTCCCTGAATAAACCGCATTCAATTCAGCTTCCTTCCCACCGTAACCAAATTCTTTTACGGATTGTACTGTGAACTTTGCTCTCATAATTAGTTTTGTTTGATTTAACGTCATCCCGCGTTTTAGATTTATTTTCCGTGATATTGTTTGTCTGTCAACCACTTTAAATCAGACCGTGAAGAAGGCGTATTACCTCTACCCGTTTCATTCAACAGTCCATTCATAAAGTTTTTCAGTCTGCCTTTGATTGGTTTTTGTCCTTCAACTAAAACAAGAAAAGTATCGTCACCAATCCGTTTATATTTAACTCCCATAAATACATCCGCCCTTCGGCTTTAATTTTCTTTTTGCTGTTCAGTTCTTCGTAGGTCAGTTAGTGTTCGCAAATTTTACTACTCATACACTTGATACGTTAGCAGCAATGCCAGAAGCCACAATAAAAGGCTTCCTCGCAGGAGCTACCCGCATATTTTGCACAAGATTCTGCGTTTATGTCCATTGAATAGTTCCCCACAGTTTCTACATCTACTCTGATAGTTTCCGTTCTCATGTGCAAAATCTTCTTGCCAATCGCGCACGCCTTTTGCCACCGCACTACTGGCACACGCGGCCTTTAGTGCTTCGTGGATAAATCCGATAAAGAAATATCCGTCTCTTTCTACTGAATCATCACGTAAATTTTTGAAATCCTTTATCCATTGAGTTTTGATGGCTTCAATTATTTCCTGTGATGAAAATTGGTTAGGCCGCTTGCTGCTAACACCAGCTATAGGTAACTGCTTATTATATGCTCCGTAGAGAGTTTGTATAACATGGTGCGAGGGCTTTTTTATCTTACCAGTTTCCAGCTGTGAAAGATAGGCGTTACTTATCCCCGTCATCTCTTCAACTTGGCGAAGTGTAAGCCCTCGCTCTTTTCTTATTTGTCTCAGATTTTCAATCATAGTTTTGTGTTTTAATTATCGCAGCTACCCATAGCATCGTACATTATGTGCAATATTGCTCCTCAATAAAAGCCTTCCGCACGGAGGCACGCACAAGCCCACCCGCACGGCTTGCCCCAACGCTCCCGCAATACAGCACATAACACCGTGTATAACCAATGCTTAGTGAGTGTTTCATAGATCACCTGTGCGTATAAATTTTATTATTGCCGCCACCGCGCTAATGAAAGTTCCTCCTAAAAACATCCACAGAAAAACTCCTCCGTGTCCAGCAAGTACGCCACCAAGACCAGCTAAGCCGATCATGGCAAATATTATTGCTATTGTTCTCATCCGTTTTCGCTTGTGTAAAAGTGATTCAACCAATCCACTAATTCTTTATTGTTCTTAACAACAACCTCGGTGATGCCAAATGATTGTTCAAAATTTGATATTTCCTTAACCTCATCCTCTCGCCTTATAGCTGTTTCTTTTCTTAGAAAATGTTCGACAGTGCATCCCTCGGATACGTCCTGCCATTTAAGAGTATACCACTTCATATTAGTATATACGAAAAAAATCAAAAATTCTTTCCAGCCCTTCGGCAATAATAAAATTTAATTCAGTTTTGTTTTCCATAGTTATTTTATCTGTTTAGTTGCCCTACGATTTTATACACCAGATACATTATAGCACATTAAAAACGATGCTATAACATTCATTTATCCGTTTAATCGGGTAGAGTTAATAATTCTAAAACGGTAAATCATCCTCTTCACCACCCGAAGATGGCGTCCACTCCTCAACCTTCTTGCTCTCACCGTCATCAACACGATCTTGCTTTGGCCTCGAAGAACTCCCCTCGATCTTCCACACTCTTGCCTCCGTGTACCACCTGCTATTATACTCCCGGCTCTCAAGATTTATATGAGCAGTCACTGTCATCCCCACCGCAAGATCATACTCATCGATCTTCTCAGCTCCCCACAATGAGAGACAAACTTTCTTAGGATACTCTCCGGGTGTCTCCAGAATAAATTCCTGTTTCTTCCAGACTCCGTTTTTACCTTGGCCGGTCTGCATCGGCAGCAGTTGAATAATTTTACCTTTGATCTCCATCTGTATTTTTAGTTTAGTAGTTACTTAATAAAAGCCCGGACCGACAACCGGACTTAACCATTTTTTAAACTTAATCTCAACCAACGGTTTCACATTATGAATCGTTCATGAAATCAGTCCCTCACGTCTGACGGTTTTGAGGTGTCTTTAAAATATCTTTTGCCATAGTGTTCTCCATGCTACTTCTGCCGCTTGTTCCACAACTCCGTTTCCCGCCATGCGAAGAAGGTCTTCTCGATAGTTGTACCCATTAACTGTAAAACCCAAGCTGGATTCAGTACGTGGCTCTTCCCACTCGTACTGCTGTTCGCCTGGACGGGCTGGCCATCTGTCTCCTCCACTGTAGCACTCAGATATTTTTTCTCCAGCATGTACTTCTGACTTTTGCTTCCCTTCGGACCTGTTCCCTTCCACTCCGAACTCCTTGGCGTTGGCCAACTCACTGCATCCCTCAGATTGCATGGCTGAGTTCTCCCTTTTCTGGTTTCTTCCATTTCGTGCTTCAATGCTTTCTCGCTCTTCGGTGGTAAGGTGTCCATTGTGTTCGGTGTTGGCCAGTTTAATTCCTGAACTTTCGTTGCCAGATTTGGTCCGCATCCGTTCCCTGAGTACTTCGTCCCGTTCTTCCCGTTGTTCCGTTCCTTCGATCTCTTTGCTCTGGCTTTTAATTTTTCCTGATCGTGCTGATTTTCCATTGTTGTTGGAGTTGGCCAGTTCTCCTTCACCTGAATACTCAACGGTGTTCCGCCTTGCTTGTATTTGGTATTCCTGTTTGAGTCTGTCACGGTGTGCGTTGTCCACAGCAAGGATGAAGAGTCTTTTTCTCTGGTGCGGAGCGCCTGCTTCTTCCGCACTGAATATTCCCCGCTCAACTTTATAGCCAAGGCTTTGTAATTGAGATCGAACTTCTCTAAATCCGCTTGTGATATGTCCTGGGACGTTTTCGAAGAAACACCAAAGAGGTCTAACTGTAGTAACGATCCCGAAAATATGGGGCCAGAGGTGTCTTGCATCTTCTCTCCCGTTTCGCTTTCCTGCAACGGAGAATGGCTGGCATGGATAACCTCCAGTGATCCCGTGTACTCTTCCAGAAAATTCTTGTGATGGGAAAGTTTTAAGGTTCGACCAAACAGGTGTGGGAGCCAGTACACCTTGCTCCATTTGTCTAACCAGATTTTCAATGACAAAGGCTTCGATCTCCACAAAAGCGGCAACGGTGATTGGATTGTGTACTTGTGAAACGGTTCCTTCTCCGTTATCACTGTCATATTGATGTTGTCGTTGCATAGCACGCTCAATTCCTCTTTCGAGTCCACGCATCCCTGTGCATAGGCTGAGTATAGTGGGTGATTGTTGGGTAGTATCCACATCTCCTACCCTCCAAATAAACTATCATCCGGGGTTTCACGTGGAGCCTCATCCACTACCTCCACATCCTTCTTTGTGTATTTCTTCACAATCTTCCGCTCCCCAACAGGTCCGCCTAGCGCCTCCATGATCCTCTCCATCACCCACGTCCGCTTTGGACTCGGCATCTTGTCGTACTCCTCCTGACTGAAATTTAATAACATACCCGGCATAATTCTCTTCGTTTAAATTCAAAGTACAATAGTATATATATATATACTGATTAACAAATAAAATAGTATATATATACTACGATTTTTAGAGGTATTTTTTTGGGTCAATTAAGTCACTTTTTGATCAGTTTTTTGATGCAAATTTTACCCTCTTTTTTTACTCAGTTAGAACTCGGTTAACTGAGTTAACTGAGTAAAAGCTCAAATCTCTTTAACTCAGTTGGTGGGGGGTTATATATAACCCACCAACTGAGTAACTGAGTACATTTTAACCCACTCCAATACCCCCCATTTTTTGGGTACTCAGTTAAGCAGGTTAACTGAGTTAAAATACCCTCAGTATATACACCCCAAAAAGTACCTCAAAATAGGAATAGTATATACTGTCAAAAGACCTGGTAAAAACATCCTCCACCAAAGTGCACGCACTCCCGCATGCACACTTGACTCACATAGTATATATATATATATTTACCGAATGCATAGCTACGTACCATTGCGCCAAGTGCTACTACACCCCCAGGCCAAAAATCAATCGGGGTTTTCACTTTTCGACCCCACCGGTAGTGCAATTTTACACAAAGACTTTCCAAAGCATAATGTAATTGCCTATGCATCAGCGAGTTAGAACACTACTTAACATAATAGTAATTATATAACATGATGGATTTAGATGGGCAAACCGCGAATGCGCGAAAATTAGAGGGGTTGAATGATTGCGGGCTACTTATGAATGATGCAGGCGAGGCAAGTTATTCACAAGTTATCCACAAAGACCTTCCTTTACCCGATGGCATGCTTTGGAGTTCAAAGTACTTTGACGCGAAGGCAACGCGAGTAACGTGCGCACACTTTGGGATTAATTTGCCGGCCATTGAAGGAACATCAATTACATGGTTGTATTTGGTTAAGGAGGCGAGGCAAGATATAGGCGCAAGCATAGTAGATATTTTAGATTGGAGCGGATCACGTCCGAACTGGCAAAGGAAGATCAAGAAAGGGATTGAGGAGGCAGTAAAGGACAACATGTTAGAAAGGATACCATTTAACGGAGGTTACCGGATATTAGTGACAACCAAAGGCGAGCGGGTTCTAAATTTCTACTCTTCTCAATTCGATATAATCAAGGCCGATATAATCGCAAAGAGATCGATTAATTTATTAGCCCGCGAAACCAAGCGACTGAAGAAAGAGGCCTTGAAGTCATTAAGGCAAGCAAATAAGAAATAATTTTATTACTGATAGTCAGATAGTTATAAAATATTTTGATTATTTCTGCAAGAATATTTGCAGTGATCATTTTTATTTTTACCTTTGAGTATCAATTCAACAAAACACCTACCGTTGCAGAGGTCAAACGGGTAAGAAGATGAAAACTCAAACAATCAACAACACAGAGAGAAACGTAAAGATCGTTTCTAACATTTTAATAGTTCTTATGATCATAGGCGCTGCATGGTATTTCATTAACACCTATAAGATTTATTTTAGTCATTACAAGGTATCAGAAACAACCCAAACAGAAGTTAAGCCAGTTGCAACGGTTTACCCCATCGTTGTAAGTTCTTACAGCTTTGAGACCGATAGCTTAACGGCTGCAATATTATCAGCGCCAGTTCAAAAGCAAGTTTGGACCAATGAAGGTTGGAAGACCGTAAAATAATGAAACTCACAAAGACTCAAATCCAACGGTTTCAGAACAAGCACGGAGTTAGCACAGTGGAGGAAATCCAAAAATTAACGGATGACCAGATTTTAAGAATGCCATACATTGGTAAACTCTTCCTATTCAGATTGAGACAAGCGCAACCGACTAAAAAAGACAAGATGGCAATAAGGATTAGAACGATTAACGGGGTAACGGTTGCATTATGTGCCGCAAAGAGTGAGGCAAAAGAGGGTGATATTTATTTAGATGATAACGCGCACCACGCACTTACTACCAAATTTGGGTTAGACTTTTACTCTGAAGGTTTACTATCTAATCCGCTGCATGATGAGAAACTAATACCCATAATGGCCAAAGAAATGAAAGGCCAGATTTGGTAACGATTAAACGGGGGGACGGCCGCAACCGAACATAAACACAAATGAAAAAGTTATTGTATTTAACTTCATTTGTCTTCATTACCGGAGGTATTGAGTACAAACAAAATCGATTGGTTGTAGTGACCAAAAAAGATGTAGATGCCTTATTTATTCAGATAGGCGATACGGACGAATGGCCTAAAGAAGATCCTTATCAATTTGTCGCTGATTACAAAGCGCTTGGTTGGTTTCGGTTAAACTTTACAGAATCAAAACTTATTAGTTGCATTGTGCACAAAGCGATCGATGAAGACTACAAATACTATCCGCCTTTTAATAGTGGCAATGATTCTAAAATCAAAGCAACCTAGTAAAGATTTGGAAATAATAACCAAGTGGGGGCTAACAACCCCCACTATTTAACGAGTTCAACAGCACACAAGCCAAACTATTTTAAGCCATGGAGAAGCTAATTAATTACTATGTAGTAGATCGTAAGAGCGGGATAAGTTACACTCCCTTTTTAGTTGGAAGCCAGGCTATAATAGCCACAGGAAACCGCGCGACTGATCCAGGAGTAAAACGCATTGACTTAAAACTACTCTTCAAGGGATTAAGGCAAAGACGCTACCGATTGACACCCAGAACAATTTAACCACACTTTAAACGACCAAGTATGAAAACGACCAAGAAAGAACAACGCGCGCAGGAATTAACCGCGCACTATGAGAGAATAGAAAAACTATTTACCCAGCAAGGAGGAAAGACCGCAACTGGCAAAAAGTTGACAGGTAAAAAATTAAGTCTTGAATTATTCAAGTTAGAACAGCAGGCACACAAGGCAGCAGAATATTACTGTAATGGAGTTATTCAGATGGAAGATTGGGACAGAATAACAAACAGAATCGAAACCCAGGTTTTTGTATTAATGCCATCTTTAAAAGGATTTTTTGTAAATGGTGATCCGAGGGGATACGCTCTAAAAATTAAGACTGAAACGATGCAAAAAGAAAATTATCCATTAACCCGCGATTGGGGAGGATATGGAATTTTGAGCCCTGAAATTAATTAACCTTTAAATTATAACGAACATGAAAGCCACAAGATTAGAACAAATGAAGGAGTTTTACGCAACTCTAAAAAGTGAAATTGATTTGTCATACTTTGCAGATGAAGACCACCAAAGTACGGACGATTTAAGAGACGCAATAGAAGACGGCAACGGCTTTGACGTTGAGATAATCTACTATTCTAATGCGATAGACTATTTGCAAAAGAATGATCCCAGCCTAAAAGAATCACTAGAGATAGCCCACGAGTTAGGATACGAGGCTAAAAATTTAAACAGTGAATTACTAGCCTCATTATTAGCCAGTCAGAACGCCCGAACAGAATTTGAAGAGATCACAAGTAAAATAGATGATTTTTTTGAAGAGTTGAACGCAGAAGAGGAAGAGGAAACCGAGACTAAATAATTTTATAAACCAATGGAAAGGCCGGAGCAATACCGGCCACCATGCAAACTAATTTTTATATGAAAGATAATTTAACGAATAGCGAATTTAAGAGAATACCAATACTGTATAATTTCAACCATTCAAAAATGGGATTCCAAAATCAGATAACAGTAACAGCCCGCAACAATGAAGAGGCAATAGAGGCAGCCAAGCGGGAAGTTTCACAAGTGTACGGCTCTAAGATGTTATCAAGATTTACATTCAAGCCAGCTCAGTAAGATAAAACCACGGAAGCAACCAAAATTTAAACGACCATGAAAGCAAACCAATTTACAAACCTCATCCAGATAGCCACCGGCAGAGATTTTCAGATAGCCACCGAAGACCAGGAGCTCATAAACGAGAAGGAATATTTTGTTTACAGGATATTACCAGTAACAGGCAGAAAGATTTTATTCAAATGGACAGCGCCCAAGGCAGACGAGAAATATTTAAGATCCTTTATTACGGCATTCACAACGAAGTACAGAGAGCCAAATCCTGCAGCATATAACCACGGCCCAGAATATTGTTACGGAGCCAGCAAATGGACAGACAAGACACCAGAGCAGCAAGAGGGAGCATATTACCACCATGCCAGTAATATGTATTCTAAAAAGGATTTAATGGACCAGGTTGAAGCGAATTTCAATAACCCAGAGATAACCCAGGGATTAAACCGGTACGGCTTTTACGCCACAGAATACGGAGTTGGAACCTTTGTTTTGTTTGCGACACAATACGTTAAGCAAAGTATTTCCGATATGGCAGAGTATCTCAAAAAGCAAAACATTGCATTCAGTAATGAGTTTTCGGAAAAAGGTTGGGTATTACGGTTTAAGATTAACGCCAGCAAACCAATTCACGAAAGTATTTTAGCGGGATTCAATTAGGCTTATGACTTACGACCTGAGAGAATACCAAGGTAATAGGCACGTTCGAACGGTGAAGTATAACGTGCCTTATGTGATAGCAAAGTTTTATAAGAACACGTTGGAGGCCATGAAGGCACCAGGAACATATTTTAAAATAACTAAAAACTAAAACGACCATGAATAGCTACCAAGGAGGAACCAACAGCGAGACGATAATTCACATAGATATTGAAACGCTTGTAAGAATGATTGAAAGGACCGGAGCGATCGTAAGCATACACCGGGGACACGACAAGAAGTTAGAAGTAAAGGCAAGTATTTTTGACGGACTCAAAATTAAAACACTATGAAAGCAGGAACCAGTATTATTTACCGCATAGACAGCAAAGGACCACAGCAGCACAAAATATCTAATCGATACAGGAGCGAGCGGATACGTTGTTATACAGCCCCGTTGGATTGATGTAATTGAACAAGATAATTAAGCAAACTAATTTTTAAACAACCAATTTTATGAAAGCTACACTAACATTCAAAGACAGGCCACAGGCTGAAACCTTTGCGAAGGCATGGAGCAGGCACAGTTTAAGAGGCCACACTATCGGAGCCGGGACGGAGAACGTAGAAGTAACCATTTACGATGTTACCGAAAACGAGAAGGCATGGATTGATAGCTATGTTTCAACTGTAAATAATTAGCCATGAGTGAAACAATCTACAGGGCAATGAATGAGAAAGAGTTTTTTATTTCATTGCAAGACGTTGGCAGGACTTTTAATGTGAACATGCATACTTTCTTTTGCTTTGCGTTAAGTGAAGCAGAGGCAATAGGGAAGATGGTTAAGGAACGGCCAGACCTCCAGGTAAAGCACATTGATAAAATACGGGTAATTGATGCAAACTAATTTTTGATAATGCCTTACAGTACTGATAAAAAATCATTGAAGGATCCATTTTTAGATAGGCGTAGGAAGTTACTCCCATGCCAGGAAGAAATGATCAAAGTCTACCATAAGGCAGGCACGAGTATAAATCAGTTGAGCAGAGATTTTAAGGTAAACAAAAGACTTATTCAGTTTCTATTGTTTCCGGAGCGGAAAAAGAGAAATGTAGAATTACGCAATGACCGTGGAGGCAGCAAAATTTACTATGATCGATTAGAGCACAATGAAGCAATGAATGACCATCGAAGATATAAGTACAAAGTACTGAAAGACGCAAACTAATTTTAACAAACAAAAGCCCCGGAGACTCAAGGTTTTACTTGGTCGTTGACCTTGCCTCTGGGAGCTTTTTAAAGCAAACTAAATTCTATGAATCTATACGAGTACACAATGGCATGGACGAAAATTAAAAATATGATGGAACTAAAAATACCTATCTACACGGTCCAGTGGAATCACCACAGTTGGGTGTTTACAGATGCCGATGAAGCATGGAAATTTTCAAAATATTGGGGACTACTTTAAACTAAATTCTATGAAACCAAAACTTATGAGATACCTACTTTTATTCCTTCTCTTCTCCTGTTCAGAACAGGTTGAAGACAATACCCTGGTGCAGGTCATAGCCGTTGAGCGGACTGCAGAGGGTTGCACATATCAACTAGAGGCAGTGGTGCCCTATAGACCGCCAGCAGCTACTAAAATTCAAAGCGCTTGTGGTAAGTACAATGTAGGCGATAAAATATGGGTGCCATGATCGAGGAGGCAGTAAGACTGTATGAGATTGATTTGAGGCAACGAATCAATCCTAAGCAAAACAATGATGTGATAAACCAGCTCATTACATACTCATTGAGCAGGTTTAAAGAGAACCTGAGCAAGGTATTGAGGGGACAAGATCCGGAGAACAGTGAGGAAGGATATCGTGCGCTTCTGGCAGGAGCGAAGACCATGGGATACTTTGTTGTAGGAGGGCGATGGGTATTTAAGGACGAGCGGGATGCCTGGCTATTTGCCGGCTACTGGGGAGTACTATAATTGCAAACTAATTTCTGATTTATGAAAAAGATGCTTAATGAGGATGGTGAAGAGGTAATTTACATTGAATATCATGATGGAATACCTCACTCTGTGCTAACAGCGCCAATAGGAAAACATGGACTTTCATGTTTTGATTTTGAATATGTCTATGGAGATAAAAAAGACATTAGATTTTATGAGTCTGGTGGCGGAGGGAGAAGAAATGAAATTGACGCACCTCATTATATTGATGGTTGCACAAGTACTCAGTACTGGATGGCGGCAGATTGCAAATTCAAAGGAAGATCAAAAGCCAAAAATTGTACAAGAGTTGATAAACCTTTACGAATACGAGCTTTTAATAAAAGCAGCATTAATCCATTCAAAGTTGCTGATGAAACAAGCTATGGTTTTGAGTACTGTTCTGTTTGTGAGATACAAACCTGTGATGGTGAAGGATGCAGAGAGCACCAAGAATGGAGCGATGAAGAGGGATGTTTAGTTTATATCCATGATGGATCAAGAGTTGAATAACGCAAACTAATTTTTAAACCGATATGGAAACGACAAAAGAGAAATTAATCAAACTTGACGCTTGTCATGAGGCTATTAAGTGGGCACGAGAAAAATCTATTCAGGAGATTTGGGACACTTGCCATCGTGGTGACTGGATGCTATGGCTATTCAAAAGAACTAATCCAGAGCAACTACAGGAACTAACAAGAGCGAAGGCTCACTGCGCTTTAACCGTCAGGCATCTAATGAAGGATAAAAGGTCAATTAATGCCTGTGAGGTCGCATTAAAGTTTGCAGATGGGCTCGCAACAAGAGAGGAATTAGATGCTGCTTATGATGCTGCTGCTGCTGCTGCTGCTGCTGCTGCTTATGCTTATGCTGCTTATGCTGCTGCTGCTGCTTATGCTTATGCTGCTTATGCTGCTGCTGCTGCTGCTGATGCTTATGCTGCTGCTGCTGCTGCTGCTGATGCTGCTTATGCTTATGCTGCTTATGCTTATGCTGCTGCTGCTGCTGCTGATGCTGATGCTGCTGATGCTGCTGATGCTACTCGAATCAAGAACCAAAAAGAAACGGCTGATATTTGTCGGAAGTATTTACCAATACCTAATTTTTAAAACCGATGGATACAGAAGCAAGGATTCATGCAATCCTAAAAAGCATGGGGATAACCGTAGAACTGGACCAACCTATTAAGGGATCGATGGACAGCTTGGATTTGGTGGAGATGATTATGATGGTCGAGAAGGAGTTTAATATCCTTGTGCTCGACTCAGAGTTAGCTGAGCTTGTTAATCTCAGAGACGTTGTTGAGTTAGTTGACAAAAAGAAAGCAAACTAATTTATAAGAATTATGAATCTAAAGAAGATAGGAACCCTCGTACATCAAGGAGTAATGGAAGGTAAAAAGAAATTTCCAAGAAATAAGGAAGGCAGAATCGCAAAGAAAATGGTATCTGAATTGGTGCCGATTATTTTTGAAAGTAAAATATCTAAGGGAACCATTTACCCCAGATTTGTAATAAGTAGACTAGGCAGACTATCCCTATCCTTGCATCCTTACAATCTAGCTAATCGTGGATTGACCCGAATTCAAATGTTACTTCGTGCTCATAAAGAAGTAGATGATAATACTCACCGCAACGGACTAAACTATTTTTCTGTTCCGGGCGGAGTGATGATCATCCCTGATGACTGCACGTACACAAGATTCATTAAAAACACATGGTACCATGACGAAGACATTGCAGGATTGTAAGTGGCCAAACGAGTGCCTGTTTCCAAATTGTGGATGCGATATGCAAACTAATTTCGAGAAACCCACCTACAAAGAGCAATTGGCCTGGCTAGACGCGCAAGGGGATAGTTTGATGATCCGATCCATCAAAGAGAATGTAATTGCAGTGCGATTAATGGAGAAATTAGATAAGCAAAATAATTTGCAAGTATGAAGACAAAGTTTTATAATTGTCCTACGGATAAATTTCGTAAGGGAGAGATCAGGCACAAGGCTTATGTGGCCATGAAGGCATTTGCCGATAACGTGGGAGATACTGTTTATCCATCTGAGCAGATGCCAGGATTCAGGGAGATTAGAGTTGATGTAAATATCTCTTTGAAGGTTTACGGTGATGGTAAGGTAGAATTCTGGTATGAGGAGAAACAGCCAGACATAGGAGTGATGTTTGTTGTGACTAAGGAGAAGTGGGTTTCTAAATTATTAAACCAATAGATATTTAAAGATAGTACTTATGTACAAAGGTTCTAAGAGATTGGTAGTGCTACAAACAGATTAATTGCAGACTTTTCAGAAATGAATGTACTCAGCTACCATCTCTGATGGACTGATTTAAAAAGAAAGATTATGAAAACACCATTAGAAGAACTGATTGAGAAAGAAGACGAATTGGCTTTAGGTTTTTATAATGTCAATTATTCAGGAACTCAAACAAGCGAGTTTCTAAAACCATACATTATAAATACTTTCAAGGCAGCACGCCTCACCTTATTGAGTGATAAAGAAAGATTGGTAAAGGCTTGTAACGCTATTCAGGCATCAAGGAATGAGCTTGATAGTCAAATCACCGACCTTAAATCCCACACAGAGCAAATAGCAATAGGGTTTAGCATCTGGACAGAAAAAAACGGATGGGATTGGTCAGGGAATCATCAAGTGTTCATTAATGATGACTTTGAACCAAAAGAAGCAAGCGAACTATTCAAAGATTACATGGAGAGCCTTAAACCTTAACCTTATAAAACAATGGCAACAATTTACAGACCTACGTATGAATGGGCAACAATAACAACTACAACAAGTGCAGGAACTTGGACGAGTACTCGAATAGTCAGAACAAGATAACCTTAACCTATGGAGAACAAATCATTTATAGAATTAGAACTTATCGGTATAGTAGGGATGTACCGTGAAGACAGTACTCTTTTTGTAATCACACGAGACGGAAACGTTTGGCAGTACTATCCCGGAAATACTAAGTTCACTCACCACAGTAAATTACCTTAACCTATGGAAAAGACCGATAAAGAAATAATAGCAATACTAACCCTAAACAAAGTAGACTACCCTATCCTAAAAGTAAAAGAGGGATATGTAGTTGTGGATGAGAAGTGGAAAATAAAAATTGGTGAATACTTCTATTCTATCAGATATAATACGGTTGACAAGCTAGCATCCAACGGGGTCATTAATCCTAAAGAATGTTTCAAAATCATAGCCTCAACCTTTCCTTTGGAAGGTGTTAAGAGGTTTGAGATGGTGGGGAATTATTATTCATATTTCCAAAACGGTGAAGGTGACTACTCACTTTGTTATGGTGAAGAACAGACTGTATTTAGTTTCGTAAAGCGAGAGCAGCGTGCTATTGAAATAACCAATGAGTTAAATAAAGCCGCCCAATCTAAAGGCTTATTTACTGAGGAGCATGTGTTGAAAGCTATTGAATATGGTTATGGTTACAAGCCCGTTGCAACAAGTTCTGGACAATGGGAAAAAGATGTAAAACAATTCATTCAATCACTTTTACCACGTTATGAGGTGGAGATGAATACTGTATGGAATAGAAACGCAGACAGAAACGTTCCAACAAAATCAGATTTAGACGTTGAACCAGTAACCTACGAGAAAGAAGGAGTAACTTATTTGAAATTGAAGACGGTAAAATAATAATGAAAATATGAAAATCAGAACCAAATTGTTAAAAGGCATTTTTTATTGTTATGCCACTATTGACGGTATAGACCAATCATTCAGCGGAACCACTGTAGAGGATGCTCAATCACAAATGAGAGCACTTCTTGATGTGAAGCACAATATTGAGTGGAAGGAAGTGCAGGTGATTAAAGAGCGACCAAGATTAATAAACCCACCAATAGGTTATGGAACAACACGGATAGACCATAATCCTTTGGGATAAATTTATGAAAATAAAGATTAGATTTTTCAATAGAACATGGAAGATCATCTCAGTATGTACTAAGAAATGGGAGTTAATAATTCATCTTTGGCCAGCATTTTACTATTATAAAGTATACCCCGTAACCCATGAAAAACCCTCTTAAAGAACCAAAGCCCAAGAGCGGTTTCGCTATGGCTAGGATAGTGTAAAAAACTATCTGATAATTTACACGTATCTTTGATCCTAAACCACAAAGACATGACCACAAAGAGAATCGTCTTCCTGATGCTGAGCACAGCAGTCCTATGGATATACCCATTCTTCGATTCTATAAAAAATCATGCGCAATCGATAGACGATTTGAATATGGTAGCCAAAATTATGGTGTGGGCCGGAATGCTGTTACTCTTCGTTCTTATGTTTCCCCTCTTCTTATGGATAGTCAACAAAATAAAAAGTGCTTATCTATGGCTGGCTAATTGGCTATCTGGGCAATGATCATCATCATTCAATTACTTGCTATCCTGGAGATATGGTGGGACTGGAGACTCATCGAGAAGAAGTATAAAAGTCCAAACTACACCGGCAGTAACATCCTTCGAATTGTTATAGCAATTATTTTGTGCATTGCATGGCCAATCTTTTTCAAGATGCCACATCAGCAATGGCTATTCAGCCCCGTCATGATCTTCTTCAACTTCTGGTTTATCTTCGACTACGGACTTAATGCAGCCCGCAATAAAGCCATACAGCACTTAGGTACCAACCGCATTGATATGTGGCAAAAAGAACATGGTGGAGAGACGCTGTGGTTCTGGATTAAATTAGCCCTCGCATACGAGAGCGTTGTTGTTTATTATAACTTAGGCTAAAACGGTAAATCATCATCTTCAACAGGAGGTGGCTCCGGGTTCTTATTCTCTATGTGAGTAACATCAGCCTTGTCAATCATAAGTTTATACACCGTATTGGGATCTCGATCCTTACCCATTTTTGCGATGTAACCCAGATCTCTGAATTGTCTAATCACCTTCACAGCAGCACTGGACCCTAAATCAAAATACTCCTTCATCAAAATAAGAAGCTCACTGTGCTTTACCCCATCATCACGACCATCGAACATATTGCATAATCTTGTTCTCCTATCTTCCTCATTTATAATCACTCCTTTGATTGGAGTATTCACGATCATTGGCAAATCATCCTCAGAGTGAGTGAATGCAAACGTCTCAAAAGGTTTATCCCTGGCCGACTCGCATTTAACAAGGGTACATCCGGCTTTCTCATCGAGTTCCATCTCAATAGTTACCTCAGCTTTGTTCAGCAGCTCAGAACCTAAATGACCTCTGGCATTACCATCTGTTTTATTCAAGTGGAGGATATTCATTATATGAATATTTGTAGAGGCCGTAAGATGCTCCAGCCACGTAACAATCTCAGTACACTCCACAGCATCGTTGATATCAGCAACCGTATCTCTGATCCCGTCTATAACAACAAAGCGTAATTTCGTAGGCCAATGTTTTATTGTCTCCCCAATAATTTCTTTACGCTGAGTAAATGACTTGCCACGTAAATTGAACACATTGATCTTTTGCTTTGTAAGTCTGCGGATCCTATCCATGTACTTCCATGCCCTGAATGCTCCCTGCTCTGTATCAAATAAAGCAATCTCTTCCGGCCTGATCGCATTCTGCTTAAACACCATGTCTATGAATAATGCTACTGCTAATGACTTCCGGGACTTCTTACGTCCTACAAGCAATGAGTGGTTGCCTGGTGTAGCTACTACTGTGGGACCTATCCGCAATAGAGGAGGGATCTCGTCAGGCTTCTTATCGATGAGGATTGATGGCCATAAACTTTTAATTCTAATCTCAGGAGAAGTTCTTGTTGTTTTATCCTGAAGATAAGTGAGGTCTTCTATTGACCGCTGGAGGAGCTCTGCGAAATCGCTAGTATCTTCGTATGCATCACTATGTATTTTGGATGCAATCTGAATCATGTCACGCTTGGTAGCCAGTTCGACTAATATCCTTGCGTGAGCTTCAATGTTTGCTGATGATGATAACTTACTTGTTAACTCAGCGATGTAATAAGCACCACCTATCAACTCAAGTTTGCCAGCCTTCTTAAGATGCATCACCACAGTGCGCATATCAATAGGCTCAGAGTTTGAGTACATACTCAAAACTGCCGAATAGATTATACTATGCTGTTCCGAATAAAACTGGGTAGCACGAAGGAAACTTGAGACTTTACTTATCGCATCCTTATCACTTAAAATACCACCTAGTACGGTCTCCTCAATTTCAAGCGACTGCGGAGGCAGTTTTCCAAGGGATTCAGATAAATCGCGTACTTTTAAAGTCATTTTTGTCGGGGAGGTCAAGCTAAAAAAATTAAGACTAACAGGCAAAATTATTTGCTTACCTTTTTCGAGTTATCCCGTAAACAACTTCATTTATATGGTCGTAGTGTGATTGTGGTATCAAGTTCTCCATGGCGCCATATATCGTTACCATCTCCGCAAATATCAATACCCGCTCGTCATCGTGCTCAGGCCATGTTTTAAATTGATGCTCCGATGTCCAATATAATCGTAAGTATTGATCTAATCTTTCGTTCATGTTAAAGTCTGTCTATAGGTTCAATGTATTCTAATCCTAAAAATCTGAAGAGGTCGTGCTCTTCACGGACGGCAACAGGCATGCCACCCCTGGTTAAATATCCATTGATGCCATGGTAGCCAAAGTCTACCCATCGCTTAGCGATCTTATGTGAGAACTCTGCTGATCCAGTGCGGATAAATAAAATCAGGCCCCAATTAAGCGGAGTACAAATGAACAACTCCACATGATGGCCGTCAACTTCTCTCACCGTGTACTTGCCAGTGGCCTCTCCTTTAATTTTCTTCCACTGCTGCACAGCATGTATAAACTCCGGTATAGGCTCATCTCCTATTACATCTCCGAAAAGGTCTGTTACATCTCTGCGTTTTGGAATTAGAACCAAATCTATATCTGAGCATTCCTTACATTGTCTGCGTAAACTTCCTGCCGTTGATATACGTTCGCAATAAGGCATCAACTTATTAATCACATGGTCTGCAAGAAATCTGGCTTCGGATAGTTCCATGGATCAATCTTTTTTAATACTATTCAACCATTCTATTGAGTCTTCAAGTAATTGATGTGCATTCCAAGATGATGTCTCAAAAATACTTGCCGTTGCATCCCTGTACTGGCCATGCTTCCACACATACACAATCCATTGAGCGAACCCAGTTCCACGTTTTACAAAAACACGCATACCAGGGAAAGCCTTGCTGAATTCTTTATAAAGTATTTTACGAATCGATGCCTTACTGTTCTTAGCCATATTTACTTTCTTATATAAGGAATAGTAGGCTGATAATTCTTCTGATCCACAATTGATACCCGTTTAGGTTCTGTATTCGGAGTGCTGATCTTTACACTTACTCGCTTGGAGGGTTTCATTTCTCTTCCGGTTTATCTTTAATAACCTCCACCTCATCTACGCCTACAGCCCAGCCTCCAACAACGTAGTAGTCACCCTCGGCATGGTGAACAAACTTATCAGCAACCACAGGCTGACCTATCTGGTAGGGGTGGCCGTTAGTCTCTTTCTTGATAATCAGACGCGTCTTTTCGCTCATTTTGTTTCTAAATTAAATGCAAGTAATTTTGCGGTCATGGCAAAGGAATTAAAAAATAAGAAGAAGCTATTAAACCTGGTTGTGCTCAGCAAACTATCAGGTGTCTCGTACTTCACAATCTGGAGGTCTGTTAACAACAAGCGCGACAAAGAACTCAGTTTAGATGAGAGGTCAAAAATTGCTAAGGCAATCAATGACTCAATTGCTCCTGAACTGAAAAGTCTCGGCTTCGACATAACCATCACAAGACTTTAATTAAATAAGTTCTCCTGAGCTTTCCCTACGAATAGCGTTCCGTATTGCTTTGTCTCCTCTAAACTCATAGAGCGACTGAAAGACTCAATCTCTTCGCCCTCAATATCCACGTAGATAACACGCTTTGCTTCCGGGTATGGAATGCCATAGCAGTCTTTGTGATTTACATAATGCCCAGTCTTAAGAACTGAATCATTGTACTCAACTACAGCCGTAAGTTTCTCAACTCCTTTTGTAGGAGGCACTGTAAACTCTACAGGCTGCAACTCACCAGATGCACTTGCTGGCGTTCCTTTCTTGATAGTGTCTTTGAATTCCTTCTCAATTGCTTTAAGGTCGATGATGGCAGCAGTGGCCACAGCAATCTTGTGCTCGTGCTCCTGTATGTTAAGTTCCGTGAGAGGAATTTTCTCGTCCAGAACCTTTACATCTATTTTATTTTCGGTAATCCATACAGCAAGCTGCTCTATGGTTAATTTGGAAGGTAATGATGCGTGTCTCATAATTTTATGTTTTATATCACCAAAAGTAACATCTTAAAACTTTTCTGCAAAAGATTTTGCAAGTATTATTTTAAATTCTAAGTTTGTGATCATGAAGGCCGACAAAACCACTCCTGAAGTTCATAAATTCGAGTCAAACGAACTGTTCAAAAAGTTCTCGCATCCCAATAAAGCATTGGTACTTCAATACCTTGATTTAATGTATGGATGGACCAGTGAGTTTGCCAGTATAGACAAGCCATCCAGAAAGCAAGAGTTAGTTGCTAAGAAGTTAGGTGTTACTATCAGCGAGGATGGCATGGATGATTTGATCTTCGAATACCTTAGTTATTACCAGGGCAATAATAAGTTTCAGAATTTATTAATGTTCAGGTTTGTATTTTTTGACCTTCACAGAATTGCCATGGAGAAAATATCATCAACAGTTGTTCAGGAAAGAAATGAGTCTGTGAAGTTGAGAAAAGAGATTGTTGATCTCTGTGATAGTATGGAGAAGAAGATAGAAGTGCTGATGGCAGAGCTATATCCAGAAGCATATCGTGAGAAGGCTTTGGAGGTTTTGAAAACTATCAGAACAACAGAGAGTAGGCTTAAAGAGTTAAAGCAAAAAGTAAACTAAAATTCAATAATATGTCAGCGTTAAAAAAAATCGAAGAGGCTCTTGTTAATGCTCCTTCAATAAAAGCACTCACTCAGTTGCCATTTGTGCAAGAGAGATTTGTAGCAAACTATCAGGCCGTTACCGGACGCAAAGATGGTGAGGCCAGATTTCAGGCCGAAGTATTCACTTACCTAGAGATCATGGAGGAGAAACCGGATCTTAAAAAAGCAGATCGATTCAGTCACTTTGCCGCGATGGTAAAGATCGGCACCATGGGCTTATCATTACGCGATAGTAAAATTTATGTGATGCCCGGCCCTAATAATACCATCAAAGTACAGAGCTCTCCTGCAGGCAAGCGCGAGATGATGGAGATGATGGAGGAGATTAAGCAGTTGCCTGAGCCACAGGTAGTAGTGAAGGGAGATATTTTTGTGCACGACAAACTGAACAACCTCATTATAAAGCATGAGTCTACTGAGAAGTCAGCGCCAGCAACACTTGATAACATCTTCTGTTCTTATCAACGTGTGATCTGGAAGGACGGCACCATCCGCGATGTAGTAGTAGATAAGGCTGCACTATTGAAGGCAAAGAGCAAATCCAAAGCCCAATCAGAAGCAGGATTCTGGGGTCAGTGGCCAGATGAGGCAAGTAAGAAGGTAGCGACCAATCGGGCTTACAGGCTGTATCACAAGTATCCTAACAATGTGGTATCCCTTGGCAAGGATGATGATAAGGAGGACGAGGATGTAGTTGTGGAGACTACCTACAAGGAAGAGGTTCAGGAGGTGAAGCAGGAGCCCAAGGCTATCAAACAAACCCTTGAGGTTAAAGAGGTATCAGATGGCCCAAAGGATGACAATGAAGAATTTGAGAGTTAAAAATTAAATAACCATGGCCGACAAATTAGCTATAATGCAAACATATACTCCGGAGAAGATTTCGGAGATATTAGTATTCCTTCAAAAAGGAAAAGAAGCAAATCAAAAATTGCTCTCCCAAATTCAGGAGTGCAAAAACGATGATGACCTCGCCATCGTAAACGACCGGCTTGTCAAAGTCAGAACCAACTACGAGAAAATGAAGGCTCGTAGAATGGAGTTCACTGAGCCTATAAAACAAGCGATCACCGAACTAATGACGTTCGAGAATGCCTATAACCCCGATGGCAAGGATAATGAGTACACCAAGGCACGCGCTGTCATTGAGACGTACAACCAACTCAAACTCACTGAGGCAAACAAGGCCAAGTACGTTGCTGAACAACTCAAGAAAAAGGATCAGTACAAAGCAAATCTCAAAGCTGCTGTTGCCCGTCAGGTCGCCGACACAATCTCTGGCCAGCATAAGAATGTCATTCAAGGCATGGTCGCCTGGGAGTCAAGTATTACGCTTGAGAACTTCGAGCAAAAGGAAGCATCATTGCGTGCATCCAATCCAAAGTTGAAGTTGGAGAAATACGATGAGTGCTTCCGTCAGCCACCATCCGATCCTATCATGGACGGTAAAGAAGCCCTTGAGTTTGTGATGTCTTTGAAGAAGGAATTTACCTACGAGAAAGCGAACGAGGAATTTGTGGTGCTCGTAAGTCCTTTGAAGAATGAGTATGTAGCAAAGTGCCCAGACATCAAAAAAAGACTTGAGGAGTTGAAGGCAATGGGTGAGAAGAAAGCCAAAGAGCAGGCTGAGAAGCAGAAGGAGGAGTTGGAGAAAAAAGCTCAGGAAGATTTGAAGAAAGTTGACGATGATCGTAAGCAGAAGGACTTGCAGATTGAAGATCAGAAGCAACTTGACGTTATCGAGAGTGAATTCCGTGAGCAGGGTATGACTCAAGGTTTTGAGACTGGACCAACAAAGCAGGAGGTTAAGTTAGGAGAACATCCGGTATCACAATTTATTCAGATAGTGAACGCATGCTTAATGGACCCTAAGTTCAAAGGCTTTATTGACAAGGACGGTGGGTATGTGAAGCATGTGCAGTGGTGGTTAACCTTCTTTGGAAACAATTGCGATGTTAAGAGCGTGAAGGGATTAATCGTTGAGGAGAAAGCTAAGACTATAATCAGGAAGTAATGGACTTTGAATCATTTCCTCACAGGCATCCAAATGAGCATGAAGCACGCATGGATGCTTTGGATTTATCTGATAAAGATAGAGACAGGTTTTACTACGTGGTCTTCAATAAGTCGTCAGGGCTATATCTGGTTGACTTAGTTGCTCTGCCAGCCAGCGATGAGATGCTTTTAGGAACTTATTATCAAGCGAAATTAATTAACTAAGATTATGGATTTAGATATACCAAGTAGTGATTTAAAAAAGGTTTACGAACTTCTTCCAAAAGAAAGACTGATCGAGAAATTAGTTTCAGCAAATCAAGAAGCCAGAGTTATCGCTCAGGCGGGATATAAATGGGGAGAACTCATGTATGAACTTCTTGGTGAGAATAGAATAGAAAAAGTGAGAACAGCCATCGTCAGACTAAAGGAACAAAACCAACTCACGCTCACAGAAAGAGATCGAGACAATCTTTGTGATATTGTGTGGTGGTTGAAAGGATACAAAAAAGGTAATGACAATTCCTTTAATGGATGTGACTTCAATGAACATCATCTGGACTCATTGGATAAAACAGTGAGAGAACTACGAACCGTTTTAAATAAGAAACCATGACAAAGTTAGACTATCTCGAAATTCAGTTACGAATTAAGACGGCTGAATATTTGGGTTCTGGTAAAAGAAATGGAGCTTATACAGATGTCTCAGTTGTCTGCTACAGAGAGGGTTTATCTGAGGCTATTGAGTTGTTAAAGGTAATGATCAAAGAAGAAACTAAATAAAAACCATGACAGAAAAATTTGAAGTATTCGCCATCATTGAACTTTTTGGCCACAATAAGATGGCAGGTAAAGTCACAGAACAGGTAATCGGAGGGTCATCATTCGTCCGCGTTGATGTTCCTAACACAGAAGCATCGCCAGCATTCACACGGCTGCTACATGCCAACGCTATCTATGCCATCAATCCTGTTACCGAAGAGGTTGCTACAGGATACGCATCCCGCCTGCAGGTTAAGCCTATTGATGCATGGGATGCCAGAGAGGTATTGAAGCGCATCGATGACATGAAGAAATTACCTGAGCCTATGATGGATCAGAGGGATGATGATGAAGATGATCAGGATTAAAAATGTATGGAAATATTATATAAAGAAATGAGGGAGAGGTTAAAGTATCTTCATACACTAGAAGAAACCGAAGAGATTAAATGGAGAATACTTGAGTTAGAACTTGCCATCGTAAGAGTGCAGCAATTTCTTTTAGATGAACTTTCGTAAAAATGTCCTACTTCTCCCATCCATATCTCAGCAACAGCGACCTTAAAGACTTTGGCAAAAAGATAGGCATCGAACGTGAGATGCCTGCCAACATGGAAGCCATATTCTCTTTCGGTACGCTATTCCATAAAGTAATACTGGAACCAAATAGAGTAACGGATGAAGACAGAAAGCATCCTGACTATGCTCTGGCTGATAAGATGAGGCTTCGCTACTGGGAGGATCCAATTGCAAGGATGGTAATCAACGGCCATGACTTCGAGCGTGAGCACGAGTTCTATGCCACCGTACAAGTTGGAGGCATGGAGTACAATGCCCGGTGCAAGGCCGATGGATACAGAAATGGGATAAGCACATTGCTTGAGTTGAAAGGACTTCGGGTAACTCATCAGAAAGGATTTGAGGAGGCGTTATTGAATTTCGACTATGACAGGGCTGCTGTTCACTACATGCTTACCTCCAAGTGCGACAAGGTGCTGATAGTTGGTATCAGTAAGAGCGATCCGAAGAAGTTGTTCAGGAAGGTAGTGAAGAAGCATGATGAGTTCTATGCGTGGGGTGAGGAGAAGCTGAAGGATAGATTGCGGCTGCTGTACCAGTATAGTCCCGATGATGTCAGATTGTTGTAGCATCGTTTTAATATGCTACAACGTCTTGCAAATTGGTGTCAGTAAAATAGCCGAACACAAAACTAAATAAGTAACGATGAAAATAGACCACGATAAGTTTCAAATGAGGAGTGACGACATTAAACAATACATGGCTGAATTACATGGCTTGGTTAAATCAGGACAAATGCCGAGTGATAAACAAATAGCGATACTTGGGCAGAAGTTCCTTGAACGGGATAAGGATATTGACAAGCCAGTTGATATGGAGATGCTTCATGTTATACGAGGATTTGATTGGGGAATGAAAGCCATGAGACAAATTTTTGAGGGTAACAATCTGACTTGATATGCACACACTTAGACGGCCATTTTATTGCACCAATTTGCTTGTTATGTGCCGTTGCATACCATTAAAAAAATATTAAAAAATCATGCAATGGCACATAACGGACGAGTGCTTATGTCAGTAGAATTGGCGAACACAAAACTTAACTACGAAGAACACAAAATTAATAACTAAAAGCAGGGATGGGCTTTATTCATCCAGATTTTATCATGAAAGCAATTACGTACGGAAATGAAAACGAGTGTGAAAAGCAAGAGGGTGTATCCCCAGCAAGTATTCTTTACGCTGGTAGAATAGACGAAATTCAAGATTCACATTTAGCAGCTTGGGGTATTGGTTATTTAGAATTAGCCGAATTACTAAAGCAAGCTAATGGTAAAGAAGACGAGGATTCTGTGTGTATCATATTATCTGATGATGGGATATAGAATATGAAAAACGATGTAATAATAACTGGATTTAGTAATCCAACAAGTGAAGGTGTAATACTTCATCTTAATAAAACCTCAACGCTTAAAACTGGTAATGTAGCCAACAATGAGTTTTGGGTATCATGGGATAAGATAGGTAAATTATTGTTTGATGGATATACAGATGCAACGGAAGTAAGTGAACGAAACGAATTAAGAAAATGACATTTGAAACAGAGTACGACTTGAAAGAACTTAAAGAGGAACTTTCTGAATTATTTGACGAAAACGGGAAGCGGTACACTGGTGTTATTTTATCAAACAGGCAGGCTGAATTAATGAATGCCCTGATTTTAAAACTTGAAAAAGAATGTGAATCATTATCTGATCAACTAAACTTTTTACGACATGGCAAAACAATTAATAATTAAAGGATATTTTGAATGGGCAAAACTAAAAGGTGATGACCGAAATGTCATTAAATGGATTGATGACTCAAACGGTAAATATAAGATTATCCGTTTTAAGTACAATTTATTCAAACGACTACTGATATGGATACGACTAAGAATCGGTAGACCATACAAAGAGAAATACATAATGAGTATTGATCCATATCAGATAAGTGACTCTAAAACTCCCCCATCCGATATAGAATATAATAAAATGTGCGGTGGGTGATTTTAGTTATTAATTTTGTTCCACTGCACTTTATACAAAGCACTAAACTCTCCCGCGCTTTCAATGGCATATACACGTTGTTATGTGCTGTATTGCGGGAGCGTTGGGGCAAGCCGTGCGGGGAGGATGTGCGTAGCTCCGCTGGCGTGGCTTGTTTAAGGAGCAATATTGCACATAATGTATCAAGTATATGAGCAGAAGAAACGGCTACACGAACTTAACTATGAAACACAGTAAATCATTTAAAATAATTTGAGCGATGGCAGAAACAACTAAAACTATCTTTATCGAATGTGATTGTATGACTCATGTTCTAAAAGTTCAATCTGAAATAGAAACCTTTGCAGATAACCAAGTTTATAGACAGGATATTAATCTTGCAATGTTTAGTTATGGTGAACACGTACCAAAAGATTCATTTTGGAAAAGGATTAACTTTTGTTGGAAGTATCTTCGTAAAGGAACCATATACTCAGACCAACTATGTCTAAACGAAGATGAGGCGTTAAAACTTGCTGATTTTATAAACGCAAATGTCGTCAAGCGGGCGGGAATTATTTTAAATGATTTACCTCACTGAACTACCTATGAAACACCAAACTATCCAGCCGTTTCTTTTGCTCATATACAGTGTTATAGGCTGGTTTTTGGGCGCGTTGGCTTGGCGCACATGTGGGCTGGTTTGCGCGGCCTCCGGCATGGGTGCGACAACTCAGAGGAAAAAACTTGCCTATAACGAAACGGAGTTTATGTAGTAGAATTGGCGAACACAAACGAACTTTTGAAATACACACTAAAAACTTAAATATTTTGCGCGATGGAAGAAGTTAGAAAGATGATAATAATAACAGATTGTATGGATTGCCCTAAAGTCGGGAAATGTTCCGCTTGGAAGAAACTCACACCAAAACAAAAATTTACTTTAAAGGTTGGTGTAGGTGTTGGTAAATTTATTTTGAAAGATTGTCCACTTGAAACAGCTCCAAGCGCGGTGGGAGAAAATATTTAAGTTTTTCTTTCACTGAACTACCTATGGAAAACAGAACTTCAACGCCAATTCTATTACATAAACTTAGTGTTATCAACTGGTTTTTTAGCGGGTGGGTCACGGCAAGAAAAAGCCTCCGTGCGCTTGCCGTGTTCAGGCAAAAAACTTGTTGATAACGTATCTGGTGTATGAGTAGTAAAAGCGCAAACACAAAACTTAATAGAATGAGAATATCTGAAACAGAAAATTGTCCAACGAACGAATTTGAGCGTGGACAGCCGAAAGGAAAATGTTGGGGTGATGGACACTATGAATGTAAAAACTGCAAACATTACCGTGAAGACTTCAAGCGGCTTGGGCAGGATTACATTGACTTCGCTCATACCGTACAGTCATTCCAAGTCACTTCATTAGAAGCACACACTTAGATGCGCTTTTATTACTCATACACGTTGTTATGTGCAGTGTGACGGGCGCGTGGGTACAAGCCGATGTATTTGGCCTCCGGCCTCGGCTTGTATTCGGAGGAGGAACATTGCACATAACAAGTTATTTGTAATTTATCCTTGTAACTATCTAACAAACAATTAATACCATGAACATTTCTGCTCACATCGACTTTTTCAAACAGGAAATGCAACGCAGGGGATTAGCCAACTCAACCGTTCATAGTTATCCATCCTACGTCAAGACATTCTTTGAGCAATCGAAAGCTGATCACCCAAAGAATATTCATGAGCAAGAAATCAGGGACTTCTTAGTTAGATTCAAAGAACCGAATACACAACGAGCTTACCACTCCGCTATCAAAAAGTTTTATGCCATCTGTTTAAATCAAGAGCATAAGTTCAGGTATATTCCGTATTGCAAAAAGTCGAATAAACTGCCAATAGTTTTATCCGTTGAAGAAATTCAGCGCATGTTTGATGTTTGTGAGAACCTTAAACATCGCGCTATCCTGGCTCTTCTCTATTCCTGCTCATTACGCTCGTCAGAACTAATCAATTTAAAATGGACCGACATTGATAGGTCGCGAATGGTCATCAATACCCGGCAAGCAAAAGGAAAGAAGGATCGACAAGTAGGTCTAAATCAAAAACTGATTGAAGTACTGGAAAACTACTATCGAAAGTACACACCTAAAGAGTATGTGTTTAATGGGCAATCATCTTTGCAATACTCAAAAGAAAGCGTCCTACAGGTTATAAAACAGTTAGCCGACAAAGCACATATCGACAATAAGCGAGTCTATACTCATCTCATGCGCCATTGCTCTGCCACACACATGCTGGAAAGCGGGATTGACCTTAATCTTATCCAAAGAATATTAGGGCATTCATCAGTTAAAACGACTGCTATCTATGCTCACATTTCTCATAACTTAATTTCTAAAATCCAATCTCCACTATCTCAAATATCACTGTAATGCAGTTACGCCCGGAGCAAAGAGTTGTAGTGGATAAGGCTAAGGAGATACTCCTTAATCTAAGATTAGTTTACCTGGCCTGCTGGATGCGTACAGGTAAATCATTAATGGGGTTGTCAGTATTATATGAACTGGGATATAAAAACATCTGCATCTTAACAAAGAAGAATGCTGTTGCTAATATTAAGGATGACATCAAAGAATCAGGATACGTGATAAATGCCTTCGTAACCAATCATGAGCAGGCAAAAAAATTAACCAATATTTACGATGCTTATATTGTAGATGAAGCCAATGAAGCCGCAGGAACATTTCCAATACCATCTCTAAGATGTCAGGCAATTAAAAAGTTGGTAGGCGACAAACCACTGATACTAATGTCAGGTACCCCAAGTCCAGAAGGCTACAGCCAAATTTATCACCAATTTTGGCTCAGTAATTACTCACCATTTAAAGAATGGAAGACCTTCTACAAGTGGGCAAAAGTATTCTGTAAGCAATATGAGTACGATGCTGAAGACAAGGATGGAAATCCAATAAAAAAAACCAGAGTTAAAATAAGAATGATCAACGGAATTGAATCCAATGATTACTCTGAGGCTATAAAAGAAAAGGTTGACCAATTCATAGACCCCTACATGGTTCACCTATCTCAGGAGGAAGCTGGATTTAAAACCTTCGTGCAGGAGAAAGTAATGACTATCCCTATTAATCCAGACATCTACCGATTGATGGAGATACTTAAAAGAGATCAATTATACCGGATGAAATCAGGAGACATAATCCTTGCGGATACCCCATCCAAAATGCAGGGAGTATTCCATCAGCTATCAAGCGGCACTATTAAAATCGGGAAGAAGCACATAGTCCTTGACAAGTCCAAAGCAACATTTATAAAGCATAAATTTGAAGGCAAAAAGATTGCAATTTTTTACAAGTATATTTCCGAGGGCATTGCCCTTCGTGAAACATTTCCAAACAACACCAGCAACGATGTGGAGTTTAATAACAGCAATGATCTTGTGTATCTTTGTCAGATAAGATCTGGCAGATCAGGAACAAATGTAAGCACCGCTGACTGCCTCATTATGTATAACATTGACTTCAGCTCTACAAGCTACTGGCAAGGCCGTGAACGGATGGGTAGTAAAGATCGAACTAAACCAGCATTACTATACTGGGCATTTTCAGAGCGAGGATTTGAACATAATGTTTATAAAAGAGTAGTAAAGAAAAAATCGTACACTGTATCACACTTTAAACGAGATATTAAAACATGGCGGCAGAGTCAAAGCTACAAGCAAGAATCGTTTCTGACTTAGAGGAGAGAGGGTATTATGTGGTGAAGGTAACACTATGTAATAAACCGGGTCACCCTGATCTGACTGCCTATAAGGATAGGGTATCTAACTTTATCGAGTGCAAGGCTCCGGGTAAAGTGGCAACGAAACTACAAGAATACCGCCACGAGCAACTCCGTAAGCAGGGATTCAACGTATGGGTAGTAAGCAATTGGGAAGAGTACAAACAAACTAAACTATAATGAAAAAACTAAATTTGAAACCGTTAGGAGATCGCGTAATCATCAAGCAGAAAGAAGCTCCTAAAGAAATGAGTGGAGTCGTTATCCCTGAGAAATATCAGGAGAAATATCAAGATCCTGAAGGAACTGTAATGGCTGTAGGCCCCGGGATGCAGAACGATCATGCTATCCTTAGAAAGATATTAAAGTTTCTATTGTGGAGTTTTGGGGTCAGCAGGTGGAAAACGGACGCAATAACAGTTCCTCAAGAATTCCACGTAAGCACGTCCATGACGGTAAAAGTCGGTGACAAGGTACGCTACGGAAGGCATGCTGGCACCAAAATTCAGCACGATGGTGAAGAGTACATCCTTGTGCGTGAGACGGACATATTCTATGTAGAGGAATAATTTTCGTAAATTCATACTATGATAAAACCAGTTGTATTTGTAGATGTGTCGAATAGATTTCGATCTCTACGCGCGCGAAAGGCTGTTGAGCATATCAACAAGAAGTACGATCCTGCAATTCTATTTGTCATAACTCCTATCACGGTGTTATTCATTCTTTACATTGCATTAAGATTGTACTATGGAGCTTAACCCATTACCTCAAGATCAGGATAAAGTCGAAATTCCTTCAAAGCAGTTGATGTCTAAAAGGAAAGGCTTTATCCTGGTCAAGCGAGGCCACACTCCATATAAGATTGATAAGAAGACCAGAGAGGTAACTCCTATTGCTATTCTAAAGTCAACTATTCAGACTGTTGATCATGGGTTGATCAAAACTGAGTTCCTACGCCATAAGGCTTCTGCAGATTCAGATTATTTTTATACCAGTGCATTGAACGCGAAGAATGCGCTCAGGCATTTTGATCAGAGTGTTAAATAAGGTGGAACGGGGGAAGGTCATATAGATTTTTTCTATATCTATTATAGATTATATTGATAACTCCAATTTGCTGATTTCTTCAACGTCTCTGTTTAGGCATTTAAGAGCCTCAATTTTTGTTTCACCTTGCCCAACTATGCCTTTAATATTTCTAAAGAAAGCTATCCAACTATTAGATTTTTTATCAAACTTATATTTTGGTTTTTGTTTTTTCATACCCCAATATAGTTATTTCTCAGTAAACCTCTTATTATACTCATCACGCTCCTCAGCCCACTTCTGGATATACACTGGCAGTTGCCTGGTAATTGTAAACAAGTCCTCATCTTTGAAGTAGTCCATAGGTCGGTACCAGTCAGCATTATCAAGCCGCACATCATGCCCCATCTGAAAGACATGCTCCACCATGTTAATAACCTTCCCCTTCATCTTGTCGAACTTACGCACAAAGCCCATGTGGAATATCTCTATGTTATGCACAAAGTCCATCACACAATTATCAATACCAAGCGACTCAGCATCACCAACACACCTGCAAGCAGTCTTACCTAGCCTCATCACAAAAGAACTACATGGCATCCTACCCTCAGCTACCAATAATGATTTTGAGTCTCTCCACAAATTGTACCTTGTAACCATAAATCCGTTAACCCCAAACCTCATAGCCTCCCGTACATACTTGAAGCTATCCTCATGCAAAATCTCATCGCACTGCAGGTAGAAGTTGTAATCGGTACTCAAATTAGCAATTGCAATATTGCTGAAGTACGATAGCTTCTCCCGACCATTAACAGCAAGCCATAACTCCTCATCTATATAAATTACATTTACGTTCGGTAGCCATAGTGCCTCTGCTTGTATCTTCTCTACAGTGCCGTCATCTGATAATACGCAAACAACCATTACCTCATCGCATAAATCACTCAGGCATTTTATCGTTTCGAGATAGCAGTAATCAAAGGTCTCGCCTTTGTAAATCATGGTTGATCCTCCCAGTGTCATTAGCTTAGTCTTTTAAGTTCTTCGTCAATTAATGTATTAAGTATCTCCTGATGGTCAGGGATACATCGCTTCATAATGTCTATCATTTTCTTGCGGCCATGGTAAGTCATATCACGATTATGCCAACTTGGTAGCTGGCTTATAAATCTAGCCTCCCACTCATTCGGTCCTGTTTTAAGTTCCGTGAGCATGGAGGCTACTTTCTTTTCGGTCTCTGTCATCGGTTAATCAACAATTTCCCAATCTTCAGACAACATATCAGTTTGTGATGCAAGCCACCCGTTCACAATACTTTTATCTGCAGCGAACATTGAGATGTATCCAGTAAACTTAAAAACAGGAGACTCAATTTGGTAGGTTGATGTTACGATTAATTCTTTTGCACTATCTGGCACTGATACAATTTTCTTGAATGCCTCTAAATCACATGTAAACTCAGGTCGGATAAAAAGGAACATCCCCTTGCCGTTCCATCCTGATCTTCTTACCATTTTGCCCTCCTTGAGAGCTTCAATTGCTTGTCCAAAATTCATAAATTGTTTGTTAAAAGGTTTATAATAAATAAAATCTGTTGTTCAAATCTACAGGCTGATAATCTCCTAATCTCTCGATCACATATTTCTTCCTCATAGTAACCTCATCAAATCGGTCGCTATGGTTCTCCAAATTCCAACTCATCTTACCCAAGTGATTAAACTTGTCATAGCGCATACCTACAATGTCTCTGTCAATGTCTCCCGGATGCCTGCGCAACTCATGGATAAATCCATACTTCAATATCTGCTCCGTCATCCAACTGCCCACATCGTACGACCAGTCATCACTATCTCTGAATTTAGTAATACCCTGAGCTCTTATTGCCTCCACATCAAACATAAAGAACCAGGCTCCTATGCGCGGCTTAACAGGTGAGTGTAATTGATCTCCGGTAATAAGGTCTCCTACTGCCAATACCTTATCGTTCAGCAAGTCAAGATACCCATGCACGTTAGCCACAAACTCTATGTCTGTATCTACGATGAGTGCGTACTTGGTTTTTATTAATGGGAAGATCACATTAAGCGCCTGCTCATGGCCGATGTTCTCACCAAAGCGGATGTATGGTATTTTGTTGTGCTTTAGAAATTCTAAAGAGCCATCGGTAGATGCATTGTCCACCATGATCAATCGGTTTAATCCGGGATGATGCCGTGCGTATGACCGCAACATCAAATCCATGCATGGTACGTTGTTCCAATTGACAGAAATGAGAGTTATGTCTTTCATAATAGTTCTGGATTTTGATGTGTGTTGCCTACGATTAACATTTCAGACCCGCAAAAGCCATAGAATCCACTTGCCTCCGGGCTGTCTGGATTGTTATGTAATCCAGTTATACTGCCATCTTTGTAACGTAAAAGAAATCCTGTTGTACCCGAGTTTATCCCCCAACTATCTTTTCCATTTTCGTACTGCCCAAATTCCACTGTTAATGGATTCCCCCATTTCTTTAACTCAGAAATGTTATCAATCTCTGCGAGCAGGTCTCCCTCATAAATCTCCACTTTATTCTTGTCGAGAAGTCCTGTGAATTGTTCAAGAATTAAATCATGAGATTCAATGTCTGCTGAAAAGAATCCTGAAATTTCATTGTCGGCTTTTTGGGCAATTGAATAATCAATTATGTATTTATTCAATACTGGTGACCATGCTCTAAATTTTAACTCTCTCATATACATCCATTTTCAATTTCGTGCTTCACAAGATTATGAATCTCTGACTTCGATGCTCTTCGTAAAGTCTCAATTCCATTCTTAACGCAAGGCTGATTTGAGTGTCTGAAAGTTTCGTAACCATTCCAGTAATGGAGTAAGTCATAAAATCTATGCTGGCATACATCACTGTCTTTATATCTACCGATTATCTGAGTGTTATTACCATAATCAAGGTAATAAATTTTACCCTGTTCCATCTTTACTTCATCCATCACATCTTCTTTATAATCACCAGCCCTGTAGAGACAAAAATACTCTCGATGTGCTTCTCGAAATAAGTAAGGTAGTCATCATACCCATAGCGGATAACCTGTATCTGCTTGTTAGCATTGATCTCATTGTTGCTGATCTTCCCGCTCATATTCACCTCATCAACCATCTGCTTAATGCGATCATATACACTCGCATTCTTACCCCACCGATCCTTGTCGTAGCTGCACAAGCAATCCTCAATACAATAGTAGCCTCCTTTTTTAAGGTGCCTGAACAGTATCTCAAATGACAATATCTGGTCGTCTGCATTGTGGCTTCCGTCATCAATGATAATATCTACACTCTGATCGAACTGTGCTCCAATGCGCATCAAGTCTTCCACGTTCGACTGGTCACAAATCAATGTTTCAATCCTGTTTGTGTCGTACTGTACTTTCTTATGGATGTCCAGCCCTACTACATGGGCTTTAGGAAAGTATTCTTCCCACATTCGGAGTGATGCACCTTCCCATACACCGATCTCCATCAACCTTAGTTCGGTGTCTTTTAATTCTTTGAGGTGCTGCTCATAGAATTTCAGGTAGCTGTGCCCTGAGCTGCTCTTGTCTGTCTGGTGCTTGATTCCAATTTCGTCTAGTGTCATAAGATTTTATTTTTATTAACCTCTATTGTAAGATGATTTTGCGTTGTAAACTTCTTTTGTGTAATCGTCATCATCATTATTGAAGTGACCTAAGATACACTCATCAACCACACAACCGTATTTTCCCCCTCTGTATTCAGCATGGCTATCAGCACATTTGATCGCTTGATCTTTATTTTCAAATACTCCAAGCGGATATGAGTGATCTGAATTATCACCCCATCGATAGGCTGTAACTATATAAACGGTCATCGTATCATGTGTTTAAATTTCTCCACGTTTGCTCTTATGTAATTTGGGAACTTGTCGTCAATAGGCACAAACTCCCAAATGTCTTGGCCCCATAATGATTGGCCAATACTCAACTTATGCTCCAATACTTCCCTGTTTGCAAGTCGCTGTGTGCTCTCCTCCTGATGCGAGAAGGAAGCAAACTTCTCAAGCATCTTATCAATGCCTCCCTGGAAAGTGAAATGCCATCCACCCTCATAAATCGTCTTCAAAAATCCTGAGTGCCTTACTGACTCCGGGCTTCTATCCTTCAAATAACTGTAAGGCATAATCTTCGCTATGTTCCACGACTGCCTGCCCTGTAAGCAATTGAGAAAATACGAGTACATATCCATTTGAATAGCGCCAAAGCCAAACTCTGGGATCCACTGGCTGATAGCTGATGGCTTCGGTATCTCATCTACATCTGAGATAATAACAATGTCATTATCTCCAACGCCCTGCAATCCGCGCATGATAGCATTACGTTGGTGCTTCTCATTATCCCACGGGTTGCCATTGTTGGGCATGTCGTGAACGGCAATGTATTTAACTCTATCACCCATCTCACCTACATACCGTAGAGCACGCGGCTTGCCGGTGAACGTGTGGGTAGCTTCCACGAGAACATGGATAACATCCAGGTCACGCATCTCATTAAGCCTGATGTCGAGTATTTCTTTCTCGCCAGCGTATGTAAAGCAATCGTATATCATATAACCATTCTTATAAATAAAATCAATATTATAACTCCTATCAATATCAAAAAGGCAACAAGTAATCCTTTAGGCAGTCCGGGCTTCATTCTTAAATAGTTTGTGCATAACCTTCGCAATAGAATACCATACAGTTGCATTCGTACTCACACAGCATGGAGGAGTAGTAACATTAACCTCACAATCCTTTCCTCTATAGCCTAACGTATCATGCCAGCATCCATCTTTTTTTACCGGGCAAGCAGCCTGTATAACCTCAATGTCACTAAGGTCTGCATGGATATACTCCGGCTTCACGCTCCCAAAGAACAGCACGCATGGCTTACCAAGTGCTACTGCAATATGTGATGGGCCGCTGTCCACTCCCACAAAGAAATCACAACCTGCAATAAGCCATAGCAGCATTCCGTGATTGACTGTATTGAACTCAAGCGCCACACTCTCATGCTCTGCCTTACCAATCTGTATAACTGTATAGCCTCTATCCTCAATGGACTTTACAATGTCTTTCCAATTTACTCCAAAGATATTTCGGTGTGTGGTGTCTCTGTTGTCGATATGCAGTACTACATACTTTTTGAAGATGCGCGTACTATCTTGTACCTGATAGTTTAACTCTGGATTCCTTAGAACAAAATCACTGGCACCACACGTTTCGAAATAAGAATTTAGATGCAGCTGCTTTGGCTTTGCCTCATACGAGGAGTCAAGGTTGATTATCTGATGTGGTATGGACTTATCGAATGACCTGTAATCGTAAACTGGGAAGAAGTGCATTTTAAAAAACTCGTAGTAAGGGCTATCGAGAATAACATTATATCCCTTGCTATAGTAGTATGCAAGTATCGGCTCCACCTGGATTACATCGCCCAAGGCTCCCTCACGTTTGATGCAGATATAAGGCTGATATGGTAGATGGAATTTACCATGAAAGCCGAAGGTTTTGTTCTTAGGAACTCCACACTCATACGAGAATTGTTCACACAGATGATCAGGTGCCCATGATAAATTGTACTTACTTTCAAGATAACTTCTGTATGTCCTTGAAATGACGGCATCTTCTGGAGAAGCCGCAATGAGCAAAGGATCCTCTGTAAGGATTACATGAAGTCTCGTGCTCCGTAAACTGAATCCTCCATTGCCGTTACGTAATCCGTCCTGCTCGAAAGGCCAAAGAGCACCAATATAATCATACTCTAAAAACTCATAAGTCCAACAACTTGAATCTATAACATATCCATCATGTTGAATTACTAATATATAAGTGGTGTCGATCGCTTGCTTACCTTCCATTAAGTAAGAAGTGTACTTACCTAACTCCTTTACCATCCAATGACTATAGTCATCTTTGGAACGAAGTGGTTGTATTTTGATAACATCAAACTGATCATCCTGAATATCAATATCAGTAAAGAATATTGTCCTTGCAGGGGTAATTTGCTCCAACGTTTTCTTTATCGCCATGATGGCTGGACCGTGATTAACAGTGTCAATACAAATGAGGGTTACTTGGGGTAGGTGAATCATGGTTCTCCGGGTAAATCGTTGCTAAAAAATTCAATTGATATTTCACCCTGACCGGAAAAACTCACCTGATGTATCTCATAATTTTCTTCTGATGGAGAAGGCCAACCAGGCATCCATTGAAGTTTTTGGATATTAACCTTCCAATTATCAGGGCAAGGAAAATCTTGTAACTGTTTTATGAGTTCGGCTTTTGTCATTTTATTTCAAGTTCGTTACCTGTTAAAGCGAAGTATAAATTTTGGAGTTGGTAAACGTATGTAAGTTTCACCGTATGAGTTCCATACCAATACCATCCATCGGGTTCACATTTAATAGAAAAACTTTTTAATCTATACCATACTTTGCTATCAAGGAGAAAATCAAACCCGAAACGTAATAACCACCCTTCAGTTAAAGGCACAGGCTCCGCTGCTTCTAATTGATTTTTGTCAAGGATGAACATATTAAAATCCTCCTCACTAATCACATCCTCATTAGGTTCGCAAAAACCACCTGCATCATCCTTTACATTATGACGAATGATGTTTCCTATTCTTAGTTCGGTTAATGGGATCATGTTAATAAGGAGTTACATAAAAAGTTACTATGCAAAACGGGAATATGATGTCTACTTCAAAATCACTACAACTAGACTCGTTAGTTCCCTTGACGATAGCAATACCAAATCCCCACCAAAATTGGATAGAGAGATAACTTCTCCTCCACCATGGTCTTGACTTACGATTGAAGTTTACATTACCGTAGATTTTCATTGTTGGATCACTCATGCTAATTTATTTAAGTAAAATTCTAAACCACTTTGAAAATGAAAGTCGAATCCATTCTTTCCTTCCGGTATCACATTAGGAGCGTTCTTCCAAACCTCCAATATCCTGGGCACCTTCATAGCCTCTGCCAATGCATAACAAAAGCTCTGGTTCCCTATAAATAATTTGGCCGATCTGATCACTCTCGCTAGTTGTAAATAATCCGACACCACAAGGATACGGCATTGCAAAGAATTTTGCAAACAAAATCTTTCATGTTCTTCTGGGAGCCCCGCAAATATCAGTCTGGACTCAAATTTCTTAAGAATACTGTAGTCAATATAATTCTCATTCAGGTACCTGAATGTCCTATTTACTACAATGGCATCATCAGGTATCTCCTCGGCAGGGTCTACATCTAACCATGGCACACTCAGGTCGCATGCAAGATCCGGGTGTGTATAAAAGTACCATCTGGCTATATGCCCAAAAGGTAAATTCAGTTCTGTATGGAACTCGCGTGACTTATCAAGGTCAACAATAAATGGTTGATCAGTCCACTCCTCCACAGCAATGCACCACTTCTGAGATAGCAACAATGGCTTAAGCATCTCAAGGGATTTTTGGTTAAGCATCACTCCTTTTAATGGATGATCCCACCCCTCATGCACGAAGGTTGTTGCTCCTAATCTTAAGTAAATTGTAGCTGTGGATTTGTATTGTAAGCATACGTGGCGAATGCCAGCGAGTGCATAAATCAAGTCTCCCTGTAGCATGGAGAACCGGAATGTTAGATTATTCATTTGATAATTGTTAACTTAGCACTCGATACCAACCTTTTATAATATCATGGCAAATTCAATTAGAATTCTTGTGTATGGAATTGCTCCGGCAGACAGCGCAGGTAATTACGGTTTCATTGGTAACGCTACTGAGAAAGTAGTGCCTACCGCTGGCATCGAAGTACTCCCTGTTAACACCCCGAAACAATTTCCAGGGCTTGTCGACATCATCTACGGGAAAGTAATCTACTGGCCCGGTGGCAACCCAACCGCTGCCAAGGAGGCTTACGTAATGGACTCTGTGCTGCAACTTGCGGCTAAGATCAATGCTTAAGTTTTTTTGTCGGTTCCGGCCTGAGTACGTGTTACTCGGGCCTTTTTTTGTCTGACTCAAATGTAAAGCAAAAATATTTATAAACAAATAGCAAATTTATTTGCAGAGATTTATACATTTGAGGCATGGTTACAATCGTACACGATTTTTATATAGTAGAGTTAGAGCAAATCTGGGATGTAGAGCGCACAAAAAGCAAGATCATTACGCTCAATGATGCTCACATCGACAGCAGGGCAAAGAATGATGACTGGGAGCGTAATAAGTTCAAGCGCATCTACGGCACGCTCATCAGAGCACCACGAGGCTTCTCAGGGCAACGCATCAATCCGATTGAGACAGGATCCCCACAGCCACGTATCTACATTGGCCATGATCTCATCCAAGAGAAAATAAACGAAGGATTCGACTGGAATAACAGGAACTACCATCCAGGTATGCTCGACAACTTCCAATTTACTACCACTGAGGACTATGGCAATCTGGTAGATGCAAAGGAAGGTGAGCGTGTGTTTGTAAATCCTATGGCATTAGAGCCTGATCATTTTATTGGAACTGGTGAAGGAGGTAAGCCACATTTTAAAGTTCGTGTAGATGATATCCTTGGTGCCGGTAATCCTGTGCGCGGTCAAGGTGGATGGGTGTGGGTATATCCTGAGAAGGAGACGTGGGATGAGTTGACTACTGAGAGCGGAATTATTACGAAGTCAAATTTAGGCTATAAGAAATTGAGGGGTAAGTTATCTACAGGTGAGTCTATTTATTTCCAGACTAATAGTGAGTGGCCTTTTATGGTTGATGGTGTGGAGATGTACTGCACTGAGAGCGAGAACGTATTGTGTGTAATTGAGTAATGTTATGAAAAGGATATTAGTACTAATCATGCAATTTATTTCTCAGCAGAGAAGAAGCGGAACGTCAAGTTTATTAAAACGGATTGCTGATCACAATGATGTTTGGATTTTAGTCCCTGACGATAAATCCAAGTCAATATTTGGTGATAGTGCCCTCTCATTTGAAGACCTTAGTAGCCAAAGAGCAACAAAAAAGAAACCAATACTGGTTGATAATCACACGCTAATACGTTTCTGCGAGATGACTCATACTGAGATTGAGTCTCTTGAAAATGAAATTCAAAGAAGAGATTTGCTGATAAGTAAAATTGATCACCTCATGGATGATTTTAAAGGGGAAAAACAAAAAATTAGTTATGGAAACAAATATAAAACAATCTGAGCATTATTTAGAAGATGGTGTTATATGGTATTGTTTAGACTGGGGAATTGAATGGTACAAAAGTCTATCAATACATGAGCGAATAAATTTCAAGCAATCGTATTTTGATTGCTGGGTACTGTAAATAAAAAAGCCTCCCGAATCCCGGAAGGCATGTTTTGAGAGGTCTCATGCCAAGGAGAGAAAGACTTGACTAAGGTTGTATCAAATTTAGCTAAAAAATATCTATGAAAAGAACTGACGACATAGAGAAGGTATATTTCCAGATGGGAGAAGTCGAGAATCTGCTAGGAGTAGAGGCATCAGCAATACGCTACTGGCTCGATTACTTTAAGATGGATACAGATCACCGCGGACCAAACAACTACCGACTACTAACGCATGGTGATGTTGAAATCCTGATCAAGATTAAAGAACTCAGCGACACAAAGGAATACACGCTTGTTGGGATAGGCAAAAGAATTGAGCGATTACTCCACAACAGGAATATATCAATTGGTAGTAGAACTAATAAAACACCTGCACCAGCGCCAGAATCCCCAAGACAATAGCGATGCCTTTCCATTGGCGCTTATCCTTCTTCTCCTGATCGGTCAATCTAATCTGCAGTGAATACACCTGACTGAATTTATTTACATCATCGACTAACAAACTAATCTGCTTAGCCCGCGCTGCCATTACAATCTCCTGCCCCGCAATGACTACGTTCAATCGATCATTCTCTGCCTTCATTGCCTCTACAAGACTATCGAGCACCGGCACGCGATAAGCAATGGCCGTCAGCTTGCGGATCTTCCAGATAGGAGCGCAATACAGACTATCGGATGATTGCGCTGATAAGGGTATCGAGTTCAGGAGCACTCCAATTAGGAACAGGACGATTCTTAAGGCGTTTGTTTTCATTATAAAGTCGGGTTGCGGTTTTACGTTCTAGTACCAGAGAGTCTTTATTAAGTTGGACAATTTTTGTCCACACAGAATCATGTGATGCAAGTCTTTTCTCTAGTACTTGGTTATGCTGAATTTGTAACAGGAGTTCTTTCTTCTGCCGCTCAATCTCCTTCTTTATCTCCTTGTCCTGCTTCGGTGCTATCAGGTACCCGAGTGACAGTCCTACTAACAATATCAGAATGGATGGCAGTGCTTTTAACAGTGTCGCTTTCATAGGGTGCTTTAGTCCGTAGTTTTATAGCTAACTCCAATAACTTACTAAAGGTATCAAATATTTTTTCAAGAGAGAGTACGGTAAGCAGTGCGCTGATGATGAAGAATATCCACACTTCTGAGAATATGTGTTCCCCTGGATTTAGAGGTCTGTTTCCTTCCTTCCAAAGTATGTAGACAAATGCGCCAATGAATAGCACGTAGGCTGTGAGTTTCTTGAATTCAAGAAGGCTTAAATGTTTATCTGGGCCAGCAAATATCCTCACAAGCCATCGGAGCGAAAAGAATGCCAGTAACCCCCCAAGTATCTTTAGAATGAAATCACCCGTTTCGTTTGTCATAAGAATATTGCTTTTACCCAACGAGCAATAACTTCCCATCCGTACTTTATACCAACGAAAAATCCAGCCACGATAGCAAGGATAATAAGCGTTACACGCCAGAATTTTTTAGATGCGATAATGCCCAAGTAAAACTCAACATCATCTTTCCATACGTCAATCTCTCCAACCTTATTTTCAATCCTGGTAAGTTTAGGCAACACTCCTTCAATAGTCAAACTATCCGAACCCTTAATGAGCCAAATCAGTTGTTGGATATTTGTGGACTGTTCACCGTTTACGCGATTAGACCGTTCAATAAACTTGTCGAGTTTTTCTTCCAGCGCAATCATTTCTTCTTTTGTTACAGTTGACGCATTTTTTCTAGGAGCCATCCTATAGACATTTGATATTACTTTATTGAGTTCACTTCTTCTCTATTTTTAGAATAAATTTATCAGGCATAATACCAACAAGTTTATGGAGTGCCATGGTGCTGTCAGCCATATCTGGAACTCCATCTTTATTCCAGTCCTTGAAATCTAACCCCACCCCCACACACCCCAATAAATCCTTCACATAAGTAATTTTATGAACAAGTATTCCAGATCGGTTAGGTACATCATGGAATCGAAAATGCCAGTAATCGCGTGGTTTACGGCCTCCACTTTCATCTTCAGGGGTGCGCGGATCATCTTTAGGAATAGGCTTTTCTTTTGTAACCACGTACTCACCTTCTGGTATGCAAGAAATGGACCGAGCATTTCCCCTGTCTGGCAATTCCATAGTTTTGCAGATTGCAACCCCATCAAACCACCATGTACCTAATGTTTCCGTGGGTAGGTAAACCCTCTTGATAATGGCTTTAGGTAAATCCATTACTGGCTTACTTGAAAGTGAATCTTTCCGTACACGCTCACATCATATGTCAATGGGCTTCCTCCGTTTACAGTAGCCGATCCATGCGGAAACTCAGACTCCTGTAGTTTTGGATTTCCTGTGGAACTGATGTCGATAGACCTCGCGGTGATCATCCGGTATGTGTTTCTTGGAGGAACAGCCACAATTTGTGCTGTCAGGGACGCTGGAAAAGCAAACTCCAAAGTGAGCATAATGTCACTGTGGATATATTTTATTTTCCGGATCCGGCCATTGTTGTAAATGAAGTCCCCAACGAATAGTTCGGTGGTAAATAATGTATCCGTACCTCTTACTAATACTCCAGCCGTTGAGTCGGCATTATCGGTACTGAATGTGCCTGTTTTTGTAAGAGGCAAAGGAATTACGCCTACGTTTGGTATTGGCCCCAGTATCGGGTGAGTCTGCCCCGTGATAATGTCGTATGTCCTTTCCTCAAGATGTATTTTGGTCTGGTTAAGCATGGCTGTTGTATTTTGATTATAAAGTTAATTAGAAATTTTGACACTTTTCGTTAGCCTGTTCTGCATGCGCTTTATCCTTCTCAGAGACACTTCTGTTCTTATTGGAATGACTCGACTAACATTATATCCGTTATCAATCATAAACAAATCTCTACCAATATCGGCACCATCCCGATAAATGTCTTTTAACTCCTGTTTCTTCTCCTCATCCGTATCACGCGTCCATGATGAAGAGTTTATATAAGCCTGAGTCATATCTGCACGCTCCTGCCCGATGTATGTTGATAATGCCTCATATTGAGGCCCGTTCAATTTTATCTTTTCTCCCTTTACTGTAATTGATTTAGATGGAGCGCCTGGCAACCACTCTGCATCAAAATCTTTCTTGAATGCATCATATAATTTTACCTTATAGCTATCCTGGTCAATTTCTTTGAATTTAGTAGGATCAAACAGGTAGTACACGTACTTGTTCCTACCTTCTGGAGCACCAGTAATTTTCTCTCCCCAGATATTTATTCTTGTCGGCAATGAATCACCGGCAAACATTTTGGCTTTGTAGGTATTGGCTAATTTCTTCACAAAACTCTCATCCTGAACATCTCTCAGGTACTCATCAGAAGCCTTGCTAATAGTGGCTACTGTGTTGGGGTAAACGATAGAACCTACAGCCTCAGTTGTTTTTATAAGCCAGTTTTGAGTCTTCCGATCGCCACCGTCTTTTATAGCCTCAAGAAATGCACTGGTTCCTTGCAGGAACGTCTGATCGAGTGATGCACTAGCTACCTTTGGTCCTGATACAAATAAGTCCGTAAGGTATGAGTCAGTGTCAAGTAATGGCTCATTATTTATCTGGCGCTCTTTGTAGGTATTGGAGTAATGATCAAACAGTATCCCCGTCACCCCCATTTTGGTGTATGATACCCAGATGTCTCCATCCTTAGTATCCCATCCATTTCCTGACAACCCTCTGGCTATTGCACTTGTATTTAAACTATTGGGGTACAAATCATATTGAAAGTCTCGCTTCTTCTTTTCCTTATCGTCATCACCGGAAAGTAACCCTTTAATAAATAATTGGTACGCTACAGCCTGGATCATGGATCCTACAATGGCTTTCCCGATTAATACACTACCTGTGCGCTTATTCCCTTTATTTATTTGTGATATCCCCATCGCCAATGTTATCGGAGGTGCTGCGTACATCATTGTTTCTGCCGCAACATTCCATGGTGTTTTAATAAATGGTATCTGGGATTTTAACAAAACCTTTGCAGGCTTACCTATGTAAGGAATCGATGCGATGGTGTTTAAAAAGTCAGTGATGTAGGATTGTATTTTCTTACCAAATCCTTCATTCTGCTGGAATGTAGCCTCATCGCCAGCGCGTTTTATTTCTTGTGCTGACTCCTGATCAGGGATGATAAGAAATTTCAATAGATCATTTCCTTTCAGTCCTTTTAACTTAGCCATCTCCATTGCCCTGGCCATCTCAGCTGCTCTGCGGAATGGTTTATCTCCCATGTTAAGCAATCGGAACATTACCTCAGCAGGAATACCAAGCGTGCCCTCCACGTAGTCATTTGCTTTTTGCGCTGATGTTCTGTTTGGTTCAGACCATCTTTGGATTGCTCTCTTAGGACTGAAATTGGATTGTATTTCCCGTAGGTTGTTCTCGTCAGCCTCAGTGCCGGTTTTAAGTTGCTGCACTCCTTCCGTCAATCCATTCCACCCACCCTTAACATATCCTTTTTGCAGTGCCGTAAAATCAATAGTCCTATCACCAAGAGACTCTCCAACTAATCCAACTTTAGAAAGTTTCGATAACGAGTAATCGACTATAGAGCCAATGCCCATACTTAAAAACCTCAACGGTTGGAAGTTGATGTTGTAATAAATGTTTGATACCAGTGATATAGGTGAAAGCAGGTTACCCTGCATGATGCTGATAAGCGTATTATCAATTGTGTTTGGTCGCTGCGCAAACTCCTGCAATAAGCTGTTAGCGCGCCTCGCATCCTTTACAAATTCCTTGTACTTTTTAATGTTCTCTGGTGTGAAATTTTCTGATAGTTCTTTCTCGAACTTCTCTGCCCGATCAATAATACCAGCCAGTTCACGAATGCGCTTTCTATCCTCCGAAGTGTACTCCTTTACTCCCAACTTCCCAGCATAAATTTCCTCCAACTTCTTCTCAGTAAGTTCTCCCTGGTTATATGCTTCTACAACTGAGTCAATGAATTCTTTCTTCTTCCGGCCGGTAAGTTTTTTAGGAACAGATATATTCTCATCATTAATCTTCTCGCGCTTAACTTTCTCTTTTGGTATTAATGGCTGGATTTTAGGAGTTATAAATTCCTTAAACTTATCTTCATCGATCGCTTCTTTTTGATTGGCCTTTATATAATCAAGACCAGCCTGAACAGCATTCGCTACATCAGCTCCTGTGAGTACAGCCTGCTTCATAACCTCAATGGCTCCATTCCACACATGAGGTAGTAGTGTTAACCCTGGAATTACTGACGCGCTCAGCATTCCTTTATTCGAGGTGTCGGCTTTCAGTCCATCAAAGAAGTCGGCAATCTCCTTACGCTTCTCTTTGGTTATCAGTTTGGCTCTATCAAGTCTTCCCTCCACTTCTTTCTGCACACGCTCCTCAACTTGCCTTCTGATCTCAGCTTCTATATCGGAAAAACTTTTCTGCAGGGCAGGTCTGTCATCTTGAACAACTTCTTCCACGGCAGCCATCCGCTCCTTCTCGATAGAGAGAACGATATTCTCCTCACCACTTTGGGTGATCATCTTCCATATCTTAGCAGCATTACTGGCCCGACCAGCCTCAAGCGATTGCTTTGCCTGCCACATGGCAATATCTACAGCAGCTTCATTATTACCTTCCGCTACATACTTCTCGTACAACTTTGCTGTTAGTGCTACCCGGGCATCTGGTGATATTCCATTAGTAAGATCGCGCACAATTGCATCTGCCTTATCACCATACAATTCAATGAGGTTCTTAGCCTCACTCAAAGTAATATCAAGTCCTTTTGGAATGTATGTTGCCCCTCTTTCTCTGACTCCACGTTTTATTGCTTCACTGGCATCGGATTTCAGAACCCGATCAGCAATAGCCATCGTCTTTGATTTGTCTGATGGCGGCTCCGACTCTTTCTTCTTAGTAGGTGGTGGTGGGTTTTTATTACCTCTATCCTTTACAAAATCTTTCCCAGCTACGTGTTGAAGTTTATCGAAGTTTATAATCTGTAGTGTGCTGTTGGTGCCGTCAATCTCTTGCATCCTAACGGCATCATATCCTAACTCCTTAGCTGCCTTGATAGCATCTACGGCAAAGGCATCATCGAATGAAATCTTTCCGTCAGTGATTTGTAGTTTGCCTCTGGTGGCATCATTGATCTTCTGGTAGTCCTCTGGGGTCTCCGCTATTTTAGCATCGGGACTTAAAAGATATACAGACTTGTTCTTATCGAGTAGATCGAAGAACGTGTCGCTTGTTCTGTCAGCGAATGAAGCGTCATCTCCTACAATTACTCCTTCACGATTTAAAAGATACTTTCCTGTATCCTCATAAATCTCCTGAGCTATTTTTTGCCTTTCTTCTGGCTTAGCACTTCTGAGGCTTCCGATCTTGCTTCTAATACGCTCTGCAAGTCCTGCAATTCCTGATTTGCTTTGCGTTTGTTTCTGCTTGCTATCACTTCTTTTTGGAGTGGATTCAGATACTTTCTGTTCTCCTGATTTGTCAGATGTCGATTCATAAGATTGATTTTTAATTATTTTTCTGGCTACGTCTAAGGTAAGGTTATCACCTCCTGTTATTTCAGCAAATCGCTGTTGCAGTTTGCTCTTGTCTTTAAATTTCTTCGATGCCCCTTTTGTCTCGAAGTCCATGATGTGATCAACGATGTCCTGGGGGGTTATCTCTATACCGTATTGATCGGAAAGGTCAGCGGCCTGAGAATCCAATTCTGTGGCACTGTTCTTAAAGAATCGTTTTCCGATAAGAGGAGATACATTCTTAGGGTCACCATAATGAGCAAAATCAGCCTCAGTAACTTTTATGTTGTGATCGTCAAGTATCTGAGTTTTGTAGTCCTTCTCTTCGGTTTGAGAGTCGGCCATAACGTAATGTTCGGCCAATTCCAGAGCGTTATTGGAGTGGGTGGCTACATAGTCCGTATAGGCATCATCATCCCGTAATTCAGGGGCTTCTCTTTCAAATTTATCGTAAGCAGTTTCTCCGTTGTATTTTTCGTTAGTTAACTTTACGCTATCCAAAGTTAATTGAGTGGGTTCCTTAGTTAAGGGAGTTGGTGTTTCCTCATTCTGTGGATCTACTGCTTCGGTACCTTGACCGACAACCTCTTCCTCCTGAACCTGGCCTTCGGGACTTTTAATTTCGGGATCAGTAACAGTAGTTTCGTCAGTGGTTAATGATCTGGTTGATTGACTTGCTTTGGGGTTAATTTTAGCTAAATATCCAGCGATTACCTCCTTTGCTGTTTGAGCGTCATATCCATCTTTAATAAATTCATTTTCAACCTCTGATAGTAAAGCACTCATTTCAATACCCCTTTCAGATGCAAGATTTGCGGACTCTCTTAATTTCAAACCGTCAGCATACCAAGTTGATGGATTCCCCATCAGGGCTTCTTTAAAATCTTTCTTTATATCATTGTCTGATATTGACTTTTTATCGGAATATTTTTCAATAATTTGTTTAGATTCTGAGGCATCTCTTTTTTCAATGAATGCCCCGTAACCATTAGGCATCTCTTTCTCTTTTTTTATTAGATTATCAATGGCTGATTTTGCTTCTGGCAGAGGAACTGAAAAGACGCTATTCCATTCCCTCTTTTCCATCTCCTTTTCGAGAGTGTTATATTCGGATTGTTCAGGACTATCAAACATTGTTTTCCCCTCAAGGTCAATCATTCTACGCTCAATCTCTTCATCAGACTTAGTGGTGATGTCTGAGCTAGGTTGTTGCACCTGTGTCTCAGGTAATTTCACCTCTTGTCCTGTTGCCTGCGCAATAGCACCTTCCGGGTCTTTCTTAAACTCTTCAACTATCTGCGCTGCCGATGTAGCAATCCCCGGATCAACGGTTGACTTCACCGCTTCCCTGTTATCCTGAATTACTTCGGTGGTAGGTTTAGTAGATGGTGCTTTTAATGTTTCTTTAAGCCACTCCTGAGTTTTGGCTTTATCCTCTGGAGTCATCTTATCCATGGCCGCCATAATTCCAGGCATCATAAATCCTACAAAGAATCCGGCTCCTGCTCCTTCTATCAATCCCTCAGATAAATCACGCTTAGGATCATAAGATCCCTTGGCCACTATGTTTGTAAGCCAACTTTGAACTCCTTCCTGAGCGGCCTCTTCAATACCATTCGCTCCACTCAATTTGATTGCATTTACCAATCCGTTGTTTGTCATCCGGTTCAGCCGGCCGAACATATTAGCTATCTGAACGGTTTCAGTAAGTCCACCGGGTATATTTTTAAGGAATACATTAAATGCCTCCTCATCGGATTGGCCTGCTGCCTTAGCTGCATCAAACTCAGGAACAGATGCCTGCAATGCTCCTGACACAGCCATTGGTGTTGATAATGTTTTGGCTGCATTGCCAAGTATTCCTTTTGGAGCATCGATAGCTACCTCTTTCGCACCCATTGATTGCGGGCCACCTGAAAGGATCATTCCCACCATACTTCCAAATGCCATCGGAACGGTAGAATTGACGAACCCTGCATTCATCTGATCGATTGCTGTTATGCCAATCTCCTGAGCTTTCTTCTCAAGGAAGTCGCCTAGTTGATAGGTGGCATACTCCTCAATAGACTTAGGTGGTTCTCCTGTCAGTTGGTCAAGTTTCTGGGCAAGAATTCCTACTCCTTTGGGTATAGCTGTTAGTGCACTTACTACTCCTTTATTGAATGATGGTGGTATAGCCGATAGCTTCTGAGTGGTCTCATCAAAAAGACCATCGTACTCGCGCTTGCCGGTTATTTCTTCCTGAAATGATTTTACTACCTGCTTGGCAGCCTTCTCTTTGTTTGCATCAGGTATTAATGATGGTAATGGCTTTTTAGCAAGTTCTTCTACTACAGGTTTTTTAATCCCGAAGTTGCCAGTCTCAGTGTCTTTTAGAAGTTGCTGATGGCTTTTATCTTCCTCCGATTTAATCTTATTGTTGTATTGATTAGTGAGGCGCTTTGACTCACTTTCAGACTCCTCCTTAAATGAGATGTTTACCTGATTGAGTAATTCTTCTGATCGTTTTTTTGAGAACTCGTAAATCTCTCGCTCGTTTTTATTTACCTGATCAATCCACTCTTTTGTGCCGGGCTTAAATTTGGAACGTAGATCAGCATCAACGTCAGCTCTCTTTTTATCAATCTCCTTATTAAGATTATCCTCGTATTGCTTTTGGTACTCAGATGATCTTTTGGTAGACCATTCATCAAATGACTTTTGAAGTGGGCTTTCTTCCGTAGGCTTTTCTGAAGGCTTTACCTCCTTTGTTGCAGGCGTTGGTAAATCGGTAGAGCCGGGTTCCTTCGTACCATTTTCTCCATCTTGACTTTCTACGGACGACTCTTTTTTTTTTACAGGCTCAGCGAATTTCTCCCATGGTTTTTTATCTGTAGGCAATACTTCGTCAACCGTATCGATGTCAATATGGTTTTCTGATTTGTACTGTTCCCATGGTTTCTTAGACATACATTACATTTTTTTCCAACTCTTCTGCTGTGCCGGGTCTCCTCCTAAAAATTGGTAACCATCAACTACCGATCCTACTTCTGGTGGTGATGGTTTATCTTTCTTATCGGACTCTAGTTTTTTAACATTCTCCTGGTAAATCTTACTCTTCTCAGCAAATTTCTTCTTCTTCTCTTCTGCCTGCTGCTTCAATATTGGCTCTATAGCAATCTTCTTCTTCCCCCACGCTTCACGAACCATGCGCATCTCAGGGGTCTCATTTTTGGTATCCGTTAACTTAAACTCACCAAGTTTAGATTTTATCTGCCCCTCAGTAACATCATTAGGTTCAACAACCTTAATGACATCATCAACGGTAATTCCAAGTTTAGCCTGAATGATCTCAGGGTGTAAATCAGGATCAACTTCAGCCATCCGAAGTGCTTCGCGCAAGTCATTCTCAGTAGCCAACTCATCCTCTGTCTTATTAGAGTTTAACTCTGACTTCTTTAAATTTATTCGAGCTCTGCTTAGGTCTGCCTTATTCCATGACTGTCCTTGAACTACGGTCTTTAAGTCCATATCACGAACTTGCTCGGGAGTCATATTCTCAATGATCTTAACCTGTTCTTCGGGAGATTTTGCCATCATGTCGAATGGAACGCCATTTTTATCTATTGGCAAATAATTATAAACAGTAGCAAACATCTCACGCTCGGAAGATGGTGAGCCACTTAATTGCTTAGTCCCTTTATTAAACACCGTTCCGCGAATAGGAATAGACATCCCTCCTATGCCTGTTTGTTTATTTACAAATGTTCCGCCAGCTCCTCCGTATGAGTTGGTATCAAATGTGCTTGATAGTCCATATTTTTTCGATGTGATGCCTCTGCCAGCCTCACTGGATTTACCACTGTAGTCCGAACTATTGTCTAGCATCACTCGCTGTCTGGCTTCCAATTTCTTAATAGCCATGTCTCGCTCACGAATACCGGGAGGAGTGCTGTTAATCGTATTCTCTTCCGGATGCTCACGAAGGTAGGAGACGGCCTCTTCATCGGACATTGATTTTAATTTCTCTCCACTCTTCTCTGATCTCAGTTTATTAGCCTCATCCAGAAGTTGCTGGTTAAGACTAGCCTGATACCATTTGCTTATATTAGGATTTGCTAAATAATCAATAGCCGCTTCCTCTGTTACTTTTGGATTTCCGTTGTCATCTAAGAATACGGCCTCTACAGAGTTTTTAATTTTAGAACCATCCTTTAATGTTCTGTCCGTTGATCTCTTCTCTGTTTTTTTATTAGCTACGTACCGGTCAGTAGCGCCATCAATTCGAAATGACTTCAATGGATTTTCTCCTGGCTTAACTTTAGAGATAATATTTTCAATGTCATCTTGAGTATTGTCGTTAGCCATTGACTCCATCAATAGATCACGGTCATAGGTAGGATCGTAATCAGGATCATCAATACGTTTTGATTCAATGGCTCTTTCGGTAGCCTTAAACATATCCATTAGAGTTTTATCTCTATTGGCTGTAGAGGCTAACACTGATTGTCCTTGACGCACTTCATAAGGGACGCTTAATCCTCCCTTTATTTTATGATCATTTAACTTATTTATTAAAAAAGAGACTCCTTCGTTAAGTCGTTTTTGAGTAGATGGAAATGATCCTTGCTCATTGGCGATGTTGTAATTATCAAGCAACTCTCTCTTTCTGTCGCGTTGCCGCCTGTTATCCATAGCAATCATCTGTGCCATGCGCACAGTCTGTGGCAATCCCTCTATTTGAGGTGCTGCGTAGGTTGCTTCATTACGGAATGTGCGGTAAGCCATTGCTGTGATTATTTTCCTCCTAAAAATTTAGCACTAGCAACAGAACCAACGGTATCAAGTACTTTGAAAGCGGCTTCTTGACGTGCTTTTTTACGATCACGAAGAGATTGTATCTGATTTTGATACGGCTCGTTTACATTATAATTCCATTGCTTATCCTGCTCCTCAGCAAGGGCCGCGTTTGATCCCATGTAATCTTGTCTGTTCGCCCTGCTTACTTGTCCTTCCTGAACCCCTAAATCTTGCAATGCACTATTCTTGTTGTTGTTAATCGCTGCAAGCGTGCTCAAAATAGAACCTGTCGATGAACTTACCTCCTGCGCTTGTCCGATTGAGTCTGCTGCAGATTGATTGATATTTTGCTCCTGTTGTTGTATCGCTGAGTCCCGGCCAAAAGCAGCGTTCTGAGCTAAAGCCTGATTTTTATAGTACTCATCCGAAATTTCATATTGAGGTCTATTCTCAATAAGTTTTTTCAATTTTCGATTAAGAGACATAATGCTTATGGTTTGATGTTACAAATTACGGTTATTTTTTTGGATTCAATGGACTCTCGTCATACGTCACAATTATGAAGTTAAGAACTGATAAATAATCCACACTCGGGTCAAGTCTCATAAGCATGGTTAATGCCTTACTTCTCATGGCTTCTCCCTGCGCAACTCCTGCCTCCGGACTTGCTGCATTTGGAGTGTTCATGTCCTTTTGGATAACAGCCAAATAAGTATCCTCCTTCTTCTCTACATTGGCAAGTAATATCCTGCTCTCCTGCTGTGTGGCCACATTGCTTCTCCAGTCGCCCTTTATACTCGGGAACTCCCATTTGTCGGAGCTCTCCACCATCACGGCTCTCCATACCTTGTTTTTGCGCTCCTCCTGGTTTGATACCGGTTCTATATAGGCATCTTTTTTAACTCCGTATATGCTGCCAAAATCGGCTCCTACCTCATGGATATGAACCTTTACTCCTATAATTGAGTACACCTCATTGTCCATGCTCCCGAAAATATCCGGGGCATAATCAAAGAATGGCTTCCACGCCTTGTCTGCTGGCCTCTCTGAGAATGATGGACATTTGTATGATGTGTATCCTTTGAACGATGCTGGCAATTCAGCGTGATCAAAACGCATGATCCACTCCTCATGATAATCATCAAAAGAAGATATTACTTTAGGGGCCGTTCCTGAGTAATAGTAATTTATCAATAAGTCGCTCAGGTCCTTAAACCAGTTCTTCATTCCGTACTTACTGAACTCAGTCAGCCCATCGCGACTGTAACGAACCCATACCCCCCTTTTAGCATTCCACCATATCACGCGGCCTGAGTCTTTTGATACGCTTTCCGGGTTAAGCGTGCCGTGGCTACCCAGTAATGTATTGAATGAACCTAAAACTTTGTCGCTGATTGAGACCTGAGAACGTCCTGACAAATCCTCAAGGGTGGTTCTGTTTACATACACGCTCCAAGACTCATCCTCACCTATCACCACAAGTACGTTACCCACAGATTCTACCTGTGCATTGCTGGTGTTTACCAGTGACCTTATTCTGCCGTACTCGCCAGGATATATAAATTGATTTTGTTCACGGAAGGTATTAATACCTATGAACAGACTATCCTCAAGAAATTTATTTCCGAACCTGATCTGTGTTTCTTTTCTGAATTGAGTTGGTAAATATTCATAGCCTACAAATGACCGTCCATTATTATGATTCCATATTCCTCCGGCATTCTTAGGATCTTGGTTCATTTGAGAGAACTGAGTAATACTAGAAACTCCCGTTTTACCTGATGCGGCTGTGGCATAATCAAAATTGAATCCTTTGGTTACGCACCAGATATCACCAGCAATTACAGGCATCTTATGATAAATCGGATATAAGCTATCTCCAATTAATTCACCGGTTACAGTAGCGTTATCTACGTACCTGAAATCACGTTTGGCAAAATCCCTTCCTGCTGTTCCTGGCTGAGTAATAGGGTAATATTCACCAATCTCATAAAATAGGACTGTTTCTTCTGGATTAAAATCCTTCAGTCTGTAAACTTCCACCTGCTGAAATGCGGGATCCCAACTAGCATCTGCGATTTTAGGAAATGATACTAAGTCAGTTGGTTTGTTTATGACAAATCCACGTCCGGTAAATTCAATAATCTCCTCATCGTACCACTTTAGCAATGGTCCTCCTGAAGGATCAAAAACGGTAAATCTAATCCGATCTCCTTTTCGGAAATTGTAGAATAAATCGTTTGATTGCCTTGAACTGGTTCCGGCTAGATTAGCCTTAGATGAATTTATCCAATTATTACAATCAAAATAAATACGACTTGCTAGTGCCAATGTAGTCACACTTACATCTTCCCGATAAGCAGTTGCCGTTATTCTTGACAGATCATCATTACTGGATGGATTACTTGCATTATTGCGATCGTTAATAACGGCCTGTACTGAAGCTGGGGTTGTTTTATAATCTGCAGCTAATGAAGCATCAGGAGTTGTAGTCTTCCCCAAATACTTAATATCATTACAAACGCCCTCAATGAAGAATTCAAAGTTTAATGCATTTGTTCTTACAATTGAATATCCTACAGCGTCCAGTGGTGGAGTCACTCCCGATGGAATATTAAACCCTAGCGCATAGAATAAATCAAATGCTTGGGGATTAACGGTAGATACGTCTGCCGGTATCTGATAAATCCAGTTCGATGGAGATATAGCCAACCATGTTCTACCTGTATAGTGATGGTAAACAATACCTGCTTTATAAATACCCCGTGGCTTATATGAGAATTGTTGAATTAATGCCTGACGTGTTTTGATTGCCTGCATAGTCGGACTTAATCCAGGAAATCCAGTTCCTAAAAAATTCCATGTGTTTGAACGATTGGTATTGTGCACCACTACGTCCTCCACCTCAAATTCAGGCACATCAAACTCATCAAGGTTATCTGCAAACATCGGTCTGTTATCAATAGCTTCGCATGCTCCTGATAATAATGGCACTGAGTCAAAGTACGAACTACCTTCTACCGCAGGAATAATGGCGATGTTTCCATTGTTTTTAAAAGTGAATTCCTGATTCTCAATTGCAGTTGATGTAGTCTTATGTCGTTGAAAAAGTTTCCACGGTGCAATAGGGCTTTCCCGATAAACCAATTCTATATAATCTACGAACTCATAAAACTTAGATTGTCCATGTGTGAAGAAGTCGTCATTTTCTTTATCGTATATATAGCCTGGTAACGTAATTTTAAACACGTACATATTTCCTAAAATATGGTTTGATGACCATATCGAAGGGGGTGCAAGCGTGCTCTTAAATCCACCACTATAAACGTATCGATACGAAAACTGAAATGTTCCCGTTTTCATGAAGTCATTTGTCTCCGTTGTGATGGCCGTCACCAATGGAGGCATCAAAGGTGCCCACTTAGCAAAACTGATATGATACTCCGAGAAATTTGCCGCCATCGTATATCGCAACCGGAAAATATCTTCCGTGTCTACCATACGTGGCGCATTATTGTAATCTGTAAAAATCAAGTACTTGCTGATCTTGCAGCAAGAAATAAACTTTGTCGCATCAAAATTAAATAGGCTCCACTTACATAACTCGTAAATCTTACGCTCGTATTTAACGAACATAAGAATCATGTCATCACCATTAGAGTTCTGTACGAAGTAATAAATTTTGTTCTGTGATTTATCTTCGTATTTATTGATGGCTGTATTCGTTCCTACCGGGGCCGCTCCTGCTGCCCATTCCGATCCATTCCATACATAGTAGTTCTCTACAACAAGGGTGCTGGCAAGGTTCTCTACTGCTCCTGTATTATTCTCTATGGAGGATCCGATGCGTACATTCAGCGCATAGCGGTAGTCTCCCTGCTGAAACGAATTTATTCCTCCTGATCCTGCGATAGGTGTGTAAAGGCTGTCATCCTGATTGAGCTTGCCTGATAAGTATATTATCTGCTCTGCCATTCAGGGTTAAATTTTATTGGTGAGGCGATATGCTTGTCGCGTTAAAGTAACGATATCGTCAGGAGACAAGTTTAAGTTCTGGCATGCACGCATCTCCATCTCTGAGGTCCAGAGGTCACGTCCCAGTCTCTGTATCGCTGACTCCGAACGCCCTACTTTTTTCTTCTCCTCATCCCAGAACAATAAATACCTGCGCACGCAATCCCATAATGTTGGATGAAGGATTGTCTCTCCACAAGGATTAATTCCTATACTGATATACTCAAGGTATATCTGGCCGCTTGAGCACACGTTGCCATCAAGAAGCAGTTCACTTAATCCGCCAGGGCACTCTTTAATGGTGAAATGGCCTTCTGATGGTAGTCCTCCGCCAAGTCCGAATAAGGCATTGCCGCTGTAGTTTGTGAATGAATAGCCTCCGTATTGATCGAATGACGTGCCGTTTGGTAGCTGGCCCGGTGAACCCCCATCAAGGAATGGGAAGTTGGCATCACGATCTAGTTTGTTGAGAGATCGGTTAACGCTTAATGTGCGAACGTATTGTCCCCACTGCTCTCCTATTTTTACCCATGATACAAAGTCAACTGGCAATACGCATGTATTAACATCGCTTATGTCCAATAAAACAGTCTTTACCTCCTGTGCTTTTTTTATCTTCAACTGCACCACGTAGAATTTGGCTGCTGATAGATAGCGTTGGAAATAATGAGATACGGGCAAATCCAGATCAACGGTAAGAACATGGTCCACCAGTGCTGATAGTTTTCCGTATTGCTGCTGTACGTTGATGTTGTCCGTCATAATTATGGTCTGTCAACTGAGTCTTTAATCAAATCTGCCGGGTTTTTGTTGATGCGATCGCGGTACCACGCCACAATCATACGAATAAATTCTTCTTCCCTTTCTGCTGGTATCGGATACAAATCATTATCTCCAATTACTGAGCTGTCGCGCACGAGTAGCTGTAATCCAATAGCCCCATAGGTTGCGAATATGGTTCCTCTGTTAAAATACAATATCCCGTTCTTTGGCGCTACTGATATCCGGCCATCGTTATTTTGAGCCATGTCGTTACGATAGGCCGCTATATCGCGATACTGAATGATCAATACAGGATCAAAATACTTCTTTTTAGGTGCCGAGAAGTCGTTCTGGAAATAAACATTTACTATACCTTCATTTCTAGGTAACCCTACATAATTGGTAGGTATTGATACATAACTTGGTGATCCGTTAGGTGGATCTGTTGGCGTTAACCACTCATACGTAGTCAGTAAATTATCGTCTACTGAGTTGGTGATGCCTAACTGTAGTTTCTCCAGATAGCCTTCTTTGGCTGCGGTGTTTATAAACGAGTCCATGTGAAGGAATACCTCACGTTCGTCAATCTTAAGATCACGACCAGTATAACCTGCTCGTATGTCTCTGATTATTCGTTCTGCGTACCATGCTTTTGTTTTCATACTCCTTGCGCCTCCTTCGCTGCAGCGTATTGCACTACGTCTGTCATGGTTAAGTTCATTCCCATATTTTGAAGGATTGACATCACAATCTCAAGGTGAGTAGTTTCAGCCAACTCAAAATCCTGGCTACCTGATGCATCATATACTTCCCTGTCGTTAGTCAGTGTATAATTCCACACTGGCGTTAACGGCTTACGGATATATGACAACTTGATGTTCGCTACTCCTGTAGTCGGATAGATATTGAACCCGTTTGAGTGGATAACGAACTTAGGGTAAATTGCTGATGGTGGAGTTATTAGTGAGTTATTAAGAATCACAATCTCATCCTCAGTGGCCTCTACTATCAGTTTGCCATTGGCCGCATTAGTAACAGTGTCTATGTAGATAAGGTCAGCCGGAAATGCCACAACGCCTGCTGTAACCGGGTAAGAAGTGGGCTCCTTCATGACTGGTTTTAATTCCTGCCTACTTTTCTGGTTCAGGTTAAAACCATAAGCAGGTACCGGATCATGAGAGGAGTACTTTTTTATATTTCCCAAGCGATCGTTTAGCACGCTTAGTTGAGCAATAGGCGCAAGCAAATTGAACTGAACCCCTGTGGAGTATCCTCGTTGATTCTTGTTGGTGATAAAGTCCACCAGTTGCTTGGCCTGATCAATTGTCATTTATTCCTGCTCTTGAAGTTCTGCTTCAGCTTTAGGTTCTTCTTCACGCTCCTCAATTTCTACTTTCAGAGCATTGTTTTCCTCCTCCAATTTAGCATCTAATTTCGGGTCGTCCAATTTGTAGTCTGGCTCAGGAATTACGATGCCCTGGAACGCCTGGCGATGGTCATAAGAAAGCCCTAATTCAGGATACTCTCCTTTAGGCACAATTAATTTCGGTATTGCTACCTCAGCCTCATCGATGGCATCAAGTTTTGTTTGAAGAGTGATGTACGCTTCTTCGGTGAACTGATAGCGGCCATTTTTATCATACTCAATGTGCTTTGATGCTGATTTCTTGCACTGATTTACCCGGGCAAGTTCTTTTTCCTTCTCTACTCTTTCAAGGAGTTTAGTTGCCTTTGGCAATACAGTGTCAATGGCAACCCATAGTTTGGATTTCTTCTTTTGGAATGAGTTCACATATTGCTTTCCAGCTAATACGAACAGATTCAGTTTTGCTTTGTCGATTTTTGTCGTTTCCATAAATTTAGTTTTTTTGTTTCTGTAAATATCGCAGATTTTTTGCATTTTTATTTAACCGCTCAATTTGTCTTGAAAGTCAAAATTTCACTAACTCCATTCAAACTCAATTGCATTTATTACTGCCTGCCCTGCTGTTCTTTTCTCTACTCTAATAGTAATCTCTCCACCAGTAGGTACACATCCTGTAAAGGTGTTTAGTACAGTCTTATTTCCATCAGCTTCGTAATTTGTAACAGTGCTTCCTCCTGATCCACCGCTTACTTGTATTGTTACCAAATGACTTGATCCTGTTATATCCGAATCAACGCTGGATAGTGTTTTAATAACATAAGTTTTAGCATTATCTAAGCCTGTAAACTTAAATGTTCTACTATTTCCTGTAGCATCAGGATTTGCCCATGACCCTATAATAGCTGCATCTGGAAATATCCCACCCCCACTATCCTCACCAAGAGCGCCTGTCTCAAAACCTGAATTAATAGTTAATCCGTAGCCAGTTAATGTACCATCTGTTCTTCGTAAAGAAGCCAATGTGCTACCTGAATTATCTCCTTTAATAGTTTGCACTCCAGATGCAAAACTAGTAGCTAAAATATTGTTCCAATTACCTGAACTAACATAAGTACCAGCAGCGCCTGTCAAGTTGATCCTAACTGTATCAGGATTTACATAAGCTTCTACAGTTACTATTGCTTCTGATCTATTGTTATCTGTATTTGTATAACCTACAGGAGTTCCGTAAATTGTATAAACACCATCTACATCTCCATCATAACTTCCAACTGCCCAGTTTATAGGTAAATCTTCCCATTGCCCTGTAGATAAGAAGCAAGGCAGTGTTGCAGGTAAAGTTAAATCACCAAAAACAGTTCCGTAAACGACAGTTTGTCCAACAACTTCCTTTACATCAAGTATTTCAGTTGTTCTATTTGATTGACTCCCTTTACCTGCTCCTTGAGTAGCCCAATAAGCAGTAGGGCTTATATTACTGAAATCTTTATTATAAGGATCGTCACTTAGGTATGTAGGCATTTGAGCAAGTAATGTTGCTTTGGCTACAGAAGTATTTCCATTTGTCGTAGTAGTTCCTATTAGAGAGTTGCTTCCTCCAGCTCTAATATCTTGAACTATTGCTGAATTAATGTTGTCTGAAAATCTACAATTTTGAAACTCTAAATCACAATCTTCTTCTGCCCATTGAGCATAATAACCTGTACCAGCATTATCAAAAATAAATGTATGATTTCTATATAATACTTTAAGACCATTTAAGTTAGGGTGTCCAGGCCAGAAATCAGAAGCTACACCTATGTAACCAGCACCAACTGTCCATCTTGTAAACCCACCATCTATAATAAGATCATGAGTAAATAAATTACAAGAATATTTAGCGCCATCGAATATGAAATCATATAAGATAGTGTCTTTAGATACTTCAACCTGAAAGGCTTGATTCTGTGCTGTATCAGCTACTTGAGCTATGTTTCTATAAGTGTGATTGTAACATCTTGTTTTTAACCCCCACTTATGTTGAAATCCATTTCTTCCTTTATCTTTTGCAGCACAATGAACAAGCGCTAAATAATGATGAGGAGTGTCTGTCGATACGTGACCAAAATAAAATCCTTCTCCTTCTGTAACTAAACCATCTACATTCAAGAAAGCTCCGATAGTTTTTCTATGATAAGAACCATCACTAGAAGGTACTGTGAATAAAAATCCAGAATAACCAACATCTTCTGCAAGCATATTATACATACGAATAGTTGATCCTCCTACTTGTGGATTAAACACTATACCGCTTTCATCTGACCTTAAAACAAGTGGAGTATCTTTATCAAGCCCCCAAAATTCTAAATTATTAGTATCTCCTATAATGCTTATAGCAGATGCTGGCGTTAATGAAAGAGCACCAATTATTGTTGATCCATTTTCATTAGTTAATAACAAGGGATCACCTAAAGCATTCTCTATACCATTAATAGCTAATCCATCAGCAAATGTTCCACTTAGAATTACGTGCTTACTTGTTAAGTCTGCTTGAAATAAAATACCAGCTACAGTTAATCCTGCTGCTGCTCTTGTTTGAGGAGTAGTAAGTGTAGGTCTATCTTGTGGATATTGTATAGCTCTTATTGCGCCTCCACCAGAAGTTCCCCATAAAATACTATTTATTATTCCGTTTATCATTAATTATGGTGCTGATAAATAAGCGTTTAGAATAGAATATAAATTAACTTGATTTATTGATCCACTACCAGCCCCAAAACAACTCCACTGCCTCGTATTAAATAAAGCAGGAGTACCACCATTACTATAAGCCCCTAAAAATAAGTTAAGAGACGGAATAGCTGTTGACACCTGAGAATCACTACCACCAGAAACACCATTTTTGTAGAATGCTCTGGCGGTTGATCCTGTTCTAGCCATACTATGAAGACCTATTGAGTTAGTAGATGCAACAGTCATATTACCACCATCGTTTATTCTGTTTGCTGTTGTGTTAGTTGGATTTTTTGGTCTTAAAAATATGCCATTACTTCCAGATAGGCTACCTGATAAATCATTCAATCCCTGATCATCATAAACGTAAGCAAAAAAGCAAGCTGAATTTAACGTATAATTAATTCCATTAGTAGCAGGATTCCAATTAAGATTAAGATATGAAGTTGTTCCATTACCATTAAATCCTATGTTAGAAGTAAATGTTGGTGAGTTTACTAAAGTGGTTTGGTAAAGTGTTGGACTTTTCCAGTTCAAAGTACCAAATCCACCACTACCATCATTCAAATAAATATAAAGCACATCTAATAAATCCCATGCGCCATCTGCCTTCAAGTCTAAAACTAGTTGATTTTGTTTTGTTTGCTGCCCAACACTTGGTAATGTATACCCTAAAACCGTAGCGCGATCTAAAATAGCCTGATAGTCAGAATTAAATGAAGGCGCAGATGACCCACCACCCATTAATACTGATATTATATTTGCGTTTATCATTATGGTGTTGCTAACATTAGTTTATAAATTGTTCCATTTATTTTTACTCTTAGAGAATGTGTTGCTATCAATGCAGCATCAGAAGCCACTGCTTTTTCAAGATATAGTCCTAATGTAGCATCCCCCCCATCATCTTGTGACCATATCTGTATACCATCTGTTATAGCTGTTGATGGCTCTGTACCAGTACCAATAGATAAAACTTTTGCTGCACTTGTTCCCCATGTAGTTGCAAAAAATCCAATATTTCCTGATGATATTGTAGTTCCACTTGCTGTGTTGCCACTGCCAAAAATTGCGTTTTGTATTGTTAATTGACCATCAACTGTATTAGATTGAAACTCTAAAAAGGGGCCAATCAAAACTCCGTTCGATAAAGTCGTTGCATTCTGAGCAGCCGATCCACCAAGTATTATATTTTTTGCTCCTGTAACTTGATAACCAGCCTGAGTACCTACCATAAAGTTATGATCAGATGATACTATTGCCCCTCCTGTTAATGCTCCAAATAAAATATTACCCGATCCAGTTGTGATTAGTGACCCTGCAAGATTTCCTATAACAGCATTATAAGTTCCTGTAGTGAGGGCTTGTAAACCTCCCGGAGATGCTGCAAAGTTATCTATACCAGTTAACGTATAGTTACCGGCATTTTTACCTATAAATATATTGTCTTGTCCATTTGTATCTGTATCTGTCCAGATACGCATTCCATTTACATTGAGTGATTTATTTGTATTATCCCACGATAAACTTGCATTATCTCCAAGAGCTGTGCTACTTGTAGCGAATGGAATTCTATTTGCTGTAAGTCCACTAATTCCAGAAGGCGTTTGCCATGTAGCTGCTGTTCCACTTGTAGCTGTTAAAACCTGTCCACTTGTAGGAGCGGTTGCAGAACTTACGTTTACAGTTGTAGTAGCTGATTTTAAAGCAGGAGCCTGAGCGTAAGCGTTTGCAAGTGCTGTAACTAAATTAGCATCTGCTGCCGTAGTTGGGTCTGTCACTTTTAATTTATCAGCAGGTACTTGAAAGAAAATCCCAGTACCTCCACCAACAAAAACATATTTTGTATTTGCAAGCGCACCACTTAATTGATCATCTAAGGCTGTATAAAAGGGGGCTTGGATTCTACCTGTTGTATTTATAGAAAATCTTGTTGTGTTTTCAAGTGCAAAATTTAAAGGTAGTACCGTTCCTCCATTGAATTGCATTGATCTTATTGATGTGGCAGTAGCACCCACACCAAATCTTAATCCAGACGTAGGCTGACTTACAATATTAGTCTTGCTTTTATTAGCTATATCTACCCATGCTATCGTTCCTTGACCATCATAATCAGTTGTTGGCTCTGTTGAACCGCTTGGTAAAATATCAACCGCTATTCTATTATTTGTGTTAGTCGTTGCATCTGGCTCTATAACAACTACTGGAAAAGTAGTAGGTGTTGCCTTTGAAGATATACTAAACTCTTTAGTAGTTGTCGCATCATTATATGAAATGCTTGTGTTGAAAATGGGGGTTGTTAACTCAGGTGAAGTAGTCATTGCCACATTACCACTTCCGCTCACTGTATATTCACCAAGTACTCCAGAGTTATTATATAGTACTCGTGTATTTGTTCCGCTTGTGATTGTAGAGGTTCCTACTGTTAATCCTCCTACAGAAGGGGACGCCCACGTACCATCTCCTCTCCAAAAAGTAGAAGAACTTGCACTAGTGCCGGAATTTAGATTGGTTACTGGTAAGTTTCCTGTTACTCCTGTAGAAAGTGGTAATCCTGTTACATTTGTAAGTGTTCCGCTCGATGGTGTTCCTAATGCCCCATTAAAAGTAACAAACGCTCCTGCGCTGCCTACGTTAATAGCTAGTGCGGTTGTTACTCCAGTTCCTAAAGCTGTTAATCCTGTTCCTCCGTTAGCAACTGCTAAGGTACCTGTGAGGGTTAATGTGCCTGTTGTGGTGATTGGAGAACCGGTGAATGACATTCCTGTTGTTCCGCCTGATGCGGCTACCGATGTAACTGTACCTCCTACTCCTGGGCTGGTCCATGTTGGAACTCCTGATACCGATGTCAACACATATCCATTTGTTCCTGCTGCTAACTGAGTAGCAATATTAGAGGCATCCCCTACCCAAAGATTATTAAGTGTTAGTGATGTCGATAACTTGGCTGAAAATTGTGCTTGGATATCTCCAGTTACATTATTCAAAAAGTTTATCTGTGCTGTGCTTGCGGTTACTCCATCAAGTAAATTTAATTCCGCTGCGCTTGAAGATACGTCTGTTAAGTCTGCTGCAACCAATGTGTGCCATTCAGTATTATAGTTAGTCGCATCAATCTTTCTAAGAATCTGTGCTGTTGTTCCTCCTGAAGGTAATCCTGCCCCTGATGATGGTGAGTTAACCCATGATGCTCCATCGTATGTTATAACATCTCCGCTCGATGGGGCCGTTAAAGTAACAGAGAGTTTGGTGCCTAACTGAGTTTGAAGAGAACTTGTTACTCCTTTTACATAACTCAGTTCAGTTAATGACGGATAGGTGGTTGTGCTTAATGCCTGGATAAACCCACTGCCATCAGTGCCTACTACTCTGCTTGCTGTTAAGGCCACAAGTTTTGATACGGCTATTGCAGCACTTGCGTTGATGTCAGCATTAACAATTACTCCTGATCCGATGGCCGTAACTCCTGCATTACTAATGGTGATGTCCCCAGTCATGGCTACTGCTGTAGCTACACTTGAGCCATTGCCGACAAGTATCTGCGCTGAGTTAAGCGTAGGACTTATCTTATTATTGAACGTATTCCAATCGGTAGTCGATAGATATCCTGACTGACCCGCTCCGGCTTGTAATACCTGGATAGTTAATCCAGAGGTTAATACTGCGGCTGTTCCTCCTGTTATTGAGAGCACAGACGAAGTTGCCTCTGTTAAATTTCCACCCCCACTTACTCGCGATCTTGGAATGTTTGAGAAGTTCGTTACTTCACCTATGGAGTTAAGTCCTAAGAATGTATCGTTAGCGGTGTCTGCGCCATCGACTGTGAAGTCGAGAACCAGTCCGTTTGCTATCTTAAATGGTTGTGCGTATGGCATGTTATGGCGCTATTTGAATTGTTACCCATCCACGATTATATCCCGAGTCATTTGCAAATCCTGGAAAATCTAAGTTTGATGTTAGGTATATTAATGATCCTTGCACAAAATTACCCGCAGTTCCTGTCAGTGGTGTATAGAAATAAGAATCATCAGCATCATTTCTGATTGTTATTCCTAGTATCCTTATTTTTTTAAAATCAGATTGTCCGTGGGCGAAATTTTTTATAGAAGATCCTGACCCTCCACCTGACACATAAATATTCCAATCTCCAATTTCTATGTCAAATGGCAACTGCTCATACCTTACTGCATCTCCGTTGGCTGTGGCTGCTGCTAGCCCAGTGATCTTACTTCCCCCCATTGCAATAGGGCCACTCATCGTTCCGCCAGTAAGAAGCAGATACAATCCAATCAACTGCTCATATCTTAACGCGTCCCCATTGGATGTTGCTTCCGCTAGTCCGGTAATTTTATTATTATCCATCGCAATAGCTCCGCTCATCGTGCCTCCAGTCAATAGAAGTCTTAGTAAATCATCTGCTGATCTTGTTGCGGCCTCATTATCGATGTTTGTCTGAAGATTTGTTAACGCGGTCACCAATCCGGTTATCTCAGAAATAATAATATCCGCAAAGGCTGCATCGTAGTTTGTGCTGTTCAATTTTCTTAAATACTGGCCTACTGTTCCTCCTGTAGGCAATGGCCCTTGTGCGTTCTCAAAACTTATGTTCAAATAAGAAATTCTGGTGCCTCTTATTATCCATCCATCAGTAGGTACGTTGCACGTCAACTCAATGCTAGCCCCATTCAATGCTGCTGAGAATGTTACCCCTGCGGTTGTTCCACCAACATCTCCACCACGATACTCAGTTATAACAGGAGCTTCTGAGTCACGCCACATGACTCCAATAATATCAAGTCTCGATCCTTCACCCGAGTTTGTGCCTCTTACGCTTATGATGTAGTAAGCAAACTCTGATGATGTGGCATCTAAACTGTCCACTACTTCTCCCGGTGTCTCTACATTTATGTTCTGGAATGTTACTCCTCCAGGCGTTGCGGGTCCTCCTGAGTTTGAGTTTGACCCTGATGATAAACTGTTGCTGGATGGGTAGTAGTAAAGTGGTAATCTACGACCACGTATTAAAGGAATTCCCGGGCCGCTGAACTTATTCGACAACTCAGCAATAGCCGTCAACAAAACATTTAACTTCTTCTCGTTGGCGCTTGCTGTGTAATATAATTTTAACTCTCCGGTAACCGGATCAAGTACGTTCTTTAAATAGGCGCGAAGTAAAATGATACGATAACCCAGATCGCGGAAATCAACATCGGTAAACTGTTTACCCAACTTACCCAATCCTAGAATCTCGGTGCCAAGGTCGGCAATCGAGTGATTGGCCTTGTTGATGATTACATCAATCTCTACTTGACTTCTTATAGGTGCTGCCATTATGCTGCATATTGAGAGTTAACATAATCCATAATCGACTGAGCTTCTTGCGTATCTCCTCGTTCAAAATTCATCCATGCACTGTCAATGAGTGACTCAAGGAATAATGTCTGAGCCGCATCATTATGTTCTTGCACTTCCCTGCTTTTATTTTTGGGCCTAAATCTTGCAGTTCATCACCTACAATATTCGCTTCTGCATTTGCAGTGGTGAAGTTATTCGTCTGCCCGATAGTAACATTGCTGCTGGCAAGGTTAAGTACTTCGCTTAAAATATCAGTGATCAATGTCCAGTCTCCACTTACTCCGGGTGTGCCGGTTGTCGATGTGTTGGCTTTATAGTACGCTCCACCATAATACACACAGTTGTTTTGAACGTAGCTGCCTGCTGCCCAGATTGGAAATACGAAGAGAATCGCTCTGTACGTTCCATCTCCTGCCAGATTAAAATTCCACTCTGTTACATTTTCCGGATCAGCATTGGATACCGTTACTGCTGTGTCGTTATTCTCAGCATCTCTTTTGTAGAGATAAAGAAATAATGCCACTTCATCTCTGTCGGCATTAACGCCTCCGTAAACAGTGAGGTCTACAAGGTCTGCGGTAAGCACGTCCTCAGAAACATTTTCTATGCTAGTTATAATTGCTAGTGCCATGGCGAAGTGATTTATTCACCATAAAGTTAATCCCTTTGGTAGCAAATAAAAAACCACCTGATTAGAGGTGGTTTTTGTTACCAATACTTCGTGAGAATATACTATCGCCAGTAGCCGAGAACTTCCTGGATAGCAAGAATTGTTTCTGTTCCTTCTTCTCCGGAGCAGAAATTTATCAAGTCTTCCAAAGGATCATTTCCTACTACGGTGTGGATTGGTGTTTTATCTCCCGTCCATGAGCCATAGTATGCTGCATGTTCTGGTATGTACTCAATAATTCCATGATCAAGGGCACTGATCAAATCCATACGGATAGGTGCTTTCTTGTCTGGCGCCTTAAATAGGATTGCCTCCGGGTCATTATCGGCAATCAATCTCAGTGTATAATAGATGTTCTGTAGTGAAACTCCATTTACCGGGATTGTTGGATTTGTCATTGCAGATGCCAACTGCACGATCGCATCACGGTCTTTGTAAATTTTTCTCAAATACTCGTGAGCATCGCGCTTCAAGTCCATCATAATGATCTCCTGATGCACTGATTTGTGCTCCTGATCGATGCGTTTGAATATCGCTGGCGAACCTGGCTTGCGCTTCGGGTTGCTGGTATTCCATGGGCATAACTCCATCCACACGAAAAACGGGTAGTTCTCCATGATGGGAACGGTAACCTGGCCGTTGATAAACTCCACCTGACCTAATTTATCGCGAGTCGCCTGCACTGATCCTCCACGGCCATCTGGCACAAGTACTGTCTCCTGCCTCTCCACAAGTTTCATTAACTTGTTTTTCTTTGCCAAATCAAGCTCTCCGTCATCGTAAAACATATACGTTGGCGGAAGTATTGTTGGTGGTGGCTTTACAGCATTGTCGCCTTCTGTAATCCGGGCATCAATCTTGGTGTCCTGCAGAAGCTCGTAAACAGCGTGTCTTTTTCTGGTGATGGGTGGTAACATCAAATAACTGATGTCCATTGATACCGGCAGCTGAGCCCGGCCTCCAAACTTTCTTTTCAGATACTCAGGGATCACATTGGCGTGTGGCCGTGGATCATTTGTATCTCGTGGTATTACTTTTTTGGGTTCTTTTTGTCGCCTGTCGTACTCGGAACTTCTGCGGTCCTTCTTTTGTACCGGCTCCTCTTCTTCCTCTTTTTTTACAGCGGGAAGCACTAAATCTTCATCTGTGAGGAAATCCTCATTGTCTGTTGTTTTTGCCATTGTTTTTGTCGGTTATGGTTGAAATAAAAAGAAAGCAGGCTGGTGGTTAGTCCAGCCTGCAATCAGAGTTCTAGTAATTTGTGGCTACGCCCAGAATATGACGATCAGCTCCTACTACCCGGATACCCTTCTCAGAGGCCAGGTGGATGCTCAACTTCATTTGGCTGCTTGTTGCCTTTGGTGCCAATGCTCCCAATCTCCAGATTTTGTAGTGACCACGAGCCCCTTCACCATGCTGACGCTTGTAAAGGATAGTGAATGCACTCATCATCTTAGATGTTTTAGGATCCTGAGTTTTACCTGTCGGTGCTACAATGAAGTAGAACGGATAAGGTTGTCCAGGGATATCAGTGAAGTCAGGGTGGCTAAGAATACGGAGTTTCTTGAACTTGTAGAAATATCCGTTTACGCTTACCTCATCGATCTTCAACTCAACATTGTTGCGGCCATTGGTAGTCGCACCGTCTGTAGGGATGGTGTTATTGGCACGAAGGGCTGCAATCAAGTCCGCTGCGCGGTCTCCGAAAGAGTCTCCATACCATACCATTGCCTTGTCAGACTGTAGCAATTTTCTGCGCAAAGCAGAGATTTGCTTGATCATGGCCAAAGTTGGGTTGTCATCGTAGTACACTTTAGGCGCGTTGGCTTCCAAAACAGGGATATAGCCATCGTTCGTGCCGTATGCTACGCTGTTTCCGGTAACAGGATCGATCATGGTGCTTCCAGCATCCGCACGCGGAACTGTGAACAATCCCATCGCTTCCTTCATTACGAAACGCTCTTCAGTATCGGCCATACCTGGCTCATACCAGAAGTTGATCTTCTTACCTTCCCAATACAGAGGATACGTTTTGTTGTTCATCTGTTTGTTGGTAACATCGAAGCGTTCGGTGAAGGTTGTGATGTAAGACTTGTAGGTCTTAGTTGTTGGCACAATACCTTCTTGCTGTCCCCAAGTTGCTTCTTCGTAAGCATTTGACGGGATGCTGAAACGATCTCCACCATAAACTCCACCTGATAGCGTGATTAATGCTGATAGGTTTGAGTAGGTAGATTTCAATTTCTTGATATACAGACGGTGCGAGTTAGCATAAGCTACTGCATCACGCTTGCCATCAATTCTCCAGAAAGTTTGCTTGATGTTGATGATCTCACCTACACGCGGGCTTGACTTTGTTCCTGCCAAATCACCGGTTGAGGGCGAGTGAGAGGTAAGTGCAAGTTGAATGTAAGCATAGCCATCATAGGCTGCGGGGTCTCCATTACCAACTGATGCTGTTCCGTAAACTAAGCCTACGGTAGCACTTGTGTTGATGTATGGAGCGTCATAAGCCTTGCGTTTTTCGTGGTGGATGATCTCCTCCCCGAAAACTTCTTCCATAAGGCCCATTTTCATGATGTCGCCAATGTCGTTCTCCATAGGATTGACATTGAACAACTGCTCAGAAACTTGCGGTTGTAGCAAGTTCTCGATATTTGAGATTAGTGGGTAGTCTTCTGTTGCGGCTACGGACCAATCTCGGTAGGTATTTACTGCCATTTTAGGGTAAAATAAAGGTTAGATTAACTTTTATCCCCCAGTTCAGTTCTTTTTGTTTCTCTCAGCAAGAACTCTCATTTGATCTTCCGGATCCATGTCCTTAAGTGACACATCTCCTTTTGCTTTTGCTTGTTTGTCTGGCTTGGTCTTGCCGATATCTTCGGCTTTCTTGACTTGCGCCAGGGTATCCACTTGTTTTAGAATTTGGTTCGTGATCCACGGTATCCCATTTTCTTTCCACAGTAGATGTGTCAATTGTATTGCTACTTCTGACGCATCAAAATTAGGAATTTTTCCAGACTTGTCATACATATCAGTCCGGCTCACATATTTCTTCATGTGATCGGCTAATATTTTCTTCTTCTCAGCATCAAGTTCTACCTTGATTACTGCCTTTCCATCGGCTCCGGCCGGGAATGAGAATTGTTTAAATCCTCCCTTTGCAGAGAAGAAATTATCTACTTCACCCTCGTATTTTTTAACAACTTCTTTCGAAAGTTCTGGTTCCGGTGCCTTCTTTTCTTCCGGCTTGGCCTTCAGTTCTTCTTTTTTGGTACGTAAAAAAGAGCGGGCCTCATCCTCTTCATCTTTCAGTTTGATATCAACAATTCTTTTACGTTTAACGTAAAGTGCATCGTCATCAAAATCTTCTTTATTAAGTTTGAACCGCTCATCGTACTGGTCATTGAACAACTCAATGGCATCCTCGCGACTCAGGTGTTTCTTTTTGAGTACGAATGCCTCCTGGAGCACTTTTTTGCCATCGGCTTTGTCGGGATCGAGATTTATGATCTCCGCTGCTGTTTTCATGCCTTCACCCCAGTTTTTCTCATCGAAATCAGACAGGAAGG